TATCAAGGGTATCATGACTAGATACGCTAAGAAAATGGTTAACAACCGTTTCTATGGTAGAATCACAGTTGATGGAGTTAGAACATTCGATTTGAAAGAGTTGAGATAATATGGTCTAACCAAAATATAAAAGGGTCCTTCGGGACCCTTTTTTTTTAACAATTATTTGTTTGTTCTTGTGAAGGGTTGTTGTTGAGGAACCTAGTATTAATTATTGATAAAGATTTGGAAATTATTTCACTCTCCATTAACGAAAAAACTCCTTTGGAATGAGAGTAATCGATACATTTATTCAGAAAAAAAAGAGACTGTTCGAAATTCAAATCATCTATCAAACTTCTAACGTCCTTAATGTTTTGGAATTTTATTGATTCAAATAGTTGACCCTCTGTTTCCTGGTTGAAATTATTAATCATTTGTAATATTTATTATAGTATAATTTATGAAAAAATTCAAGATTAAAGAAGCGACTGGTGCAGGAAGTGTTGGTAAGTTTAAGGTTCCGATTGTTTTATCACCTCAACCATGGACTGAAGATGAATTAGGACCTTTTGTTGAACCTGTATATAGTTATACGAACGCAGAACTTGCTTATGAAGAATCGGATGGAGATTTCAAACAGTCTCCTGAAGAAAGAGAAAAGATTGAAAGAAGAACAAAGAAAATTTCAAAAGTTGATAAATATTTAAAACAATTCTATACAGGTCAAAGTGACGAGGGTGGAAGTAATATTGCGGATATAGAAAACCCTGAGGATGTCATTAAAAAGGCAGTGGGACCCCTCAAAGAGGAAAAGGAATTAGAAGAAGATTTGGCTGTTTGGTTCGGAACAAAGAAAAAACCTAAAGGAAGTAAAGAACCTAAGGGACCTTGGGTGAACATCTGTAGTAAAGTTAATGGAAAACATCCACCTTGTGGTAGACCTGAAGCTAAAACAAAATCATATCCTAAGTGTAGAGCCGTTCACGTCGCCTCTAAAATGTCCGAATCTCAAAAAAGAGCCGCTTGTCAACAAAAAAGGAGAGAAGAGAAAAAAAACCCTAAAATTGGAACAGGAAACAAACCAACTATGGTCTCATACAAAACAAGAAAAGAATCTATTAATTCCTTGGTAAAAAAAGTTTTGAAAGAAATTTACGAACCAAAAAAACTATATCCTGTCGAATCGGTTTATTCAGCAGTATCTAAAGCTCCTGTCGAGTTAAAAAGAATAGTTTCTCAATTGAAACCAATCCCTTGTGTAAACGACAATGGTGAAAAAAGAACGTGTTTCAAAATTCCTGAAGTATTGTATGTATATTTTTCAGGAAATTATTGATTGACCTTTTGAAGAATATTTTTTAGGGAATGTTGAATGTTATTTGAAATCTCCATTTCAAGTTCCTCTTTTCTTTGCTCTATTTCGGAGTCAAAATTTTCTAAAAGTTCACCATACAAGTCATTATTTTCGATATATACACTATGACTGTAATCATGGTTGGTAATTTGTATAGTTCTGCTTGTTATAACAATAAAAATGTCAAATTCGTCATTCCTAATAAACCTTTTATTTGATTTCGGAGCGTAATGAAGTTCTGAGTCTTTTTTGGAAATCAATTTGGAACATATGTCAATTGAGAATTGTTCCTCTGCTGCGATTGGAGGTCTTGGGTCGAATTTTTCTTTAAGTGTGAGGTATATCCTGAATAATATACGAGGGATGTAACCTGTGATATTTCTTTCCATTCTACAAAAATAAATGAAAAAAAATCAATTAACAATAGGAACCTGAGCAATGTTTTTTTCCATCTAAACCTGGCATACGACCTTTACACACTTGAACTCCGTAACCCGAACTATATGCAGAAGGATAAACTTTGAATTTTGCTTTTGCCGCTGCTTTACCTCTAGAACAAAGTTTGGTTCCTGTTTTTTTTCTACCTTCTGTCATGTCCACCATTTCACCCTCATCTTCATGGTCTTTACCTTTAATTTGATTCATCATGAAATCAAAAACTTGGTCTAAGTTTTCTTTTGCCACAGTGATGTGGTCGGCAGCCCAATCATGACCATTTAATAGAATGTCGTCTATTACTTCAGGATTTAATTCTAAAAGTAAATTAGCTTGACGGATTAATTGTTCTAAATTACTGAAGAACATGTAATTTGGAGATTCCTGCTCTTTTAAAACTTTATTCACAAGTCTTGAAATATCGCTTTCTGTTAATTTAACTATCTTTTTCATTTACTACATTAAAGGTTAATTGTCTTTTATAAGTATCTTTCTCTCCTGAAGTATTCACTTGAATATCTACATAATATTGATTTGGAATTTTATCTCTCATATCAATCATGAAATAATATTCATTGGGCGTTCTATTAATTGGTGTCCAATCTTGTACTTGAACTTCAGTTGTGCCCTCTTTAACATAAACTCGGTAGAAGGCTGTAACACCGTCTAAAGGTTGTTGTCCTGTGTAGGCTTTCTTAATTGTAACTCCAACCTTTCTTATGTCTGAATTTATAATATTTTCATTTTGTAAAATACCATAAATATCAAAACCAAATTTTTCAGGCTCATGACTACTAACACCAATCTGTATTCCCGCTGAGTATTCTTGAAGAACAAATTGATTTTTGACGTTTCCCAAAGATTGTCCGTTTATTTTCAAATTTGACCAAACATCATAGAACATACATGGTGTTGGTGAACCTGTAAATGAGTTCGGAATAATGCACTCATAAACTCCTCTTGTTCTTAAACAAGTTGTCAAACCTGACAAATTATTATAAACCGTTCCATCTCTTTGTTGGATTGTTACTAAAGGTAATTCATCTAAATTAACAGCATCTCCGTTCTGATATATGTAAAGGTAAAGTTTGTTAACTTGGTTTTTCAAAAATCTATTTCTATCATCTTGAATTAAATCGTCATAGGTTGTAAGAAGGAACGGTTGATAAAAAGTTTGTGTATGTCTTGAGAAGAAGGCAACGCTGTAACTATCAGTCAGACCTGATATATTCTCGATAGCAGGAAGATAAGCAATACCCCATCCTGTAACTCCTGTTAGGGTTCCGTTAAGAATGGAATTTATCTCGTTGCTCATATTCATGTTTATATCCTCATTACCGAACTCAAAATGTTGGGTGGCTATTATGGTCAACCCTGAGAAATTAACCAAACCTTGGTTCTTATTATTGTATACACCAGGTTCTGACCAGTTGGATACAGTCTGAGTTTGAAACCAATTGGATGGTCTTAATGAATAGGCTCTTGGGTCCACGTAAGTTAAGGGGTTTGAACCACCAACTGCAGAATTTCTCGCTAAATTGAAGTCGTTGTAGTCATATCCCACACCTTCATCCCAAGTTTGAGTGTTTCCTGTAGTTCCTGATGTTTTTGGAATTCTAAACAAAATCAAATCAAATGAGCTTGCTCTTCTTCTGTCATTAGACATGAATGTGTTGAGTAACTCGTTGTCGAAAGAAGATGTGTTGGTCATTTTCAATGTGTGCGTCATAGCAGATGTACAGCCTGTCGAAATAACTCCACTTTGTATGTTTTCAATCAACAAGTCTAAATCAAGGTCAAATAATATACGGGAAAAACCAAAATTAGGTACAGCAATGTAGGAAGCTCCAAAGTTTAATTCCATAACAGGGTTTCTACCTGTATTAACTAAAGAATTCGAAACTATGGTGTTATTTTTATCTACGTATGACCTTAAAACTGACATTAGACTTTTTTAATAAATATCAATTAAGTCTAATATTACTGTTTAATATTTTATTCACAGCATTCCGCATTTGGGTTTGAATATCTTTAGACTTGGTACCATCTTCCGTTTCATCAACAGGAGATAAACCTGGATAGGCGTGTGTATGTGTAAGAAGGAATCTCACAATCAAGTTTAAAAGTTCAAGTAATTCTTCACCTCTGACTAACGAAGAAGTTTTAGCTCTTATTTCGCCCGTGAATGCACTCAATGGTAGACCGTAAATGGAATTCGCGAAATTTATTTTTCCTTTGCCTTCGATTGAAGAATCTTGACTTAAAAGATAAATTTCTTGTCCCCCCATCACAGAATATGTTTTTGGTTTGGGTTCAAAAACCTCCGAGGTAATGGATTTAATTTCTGTTTGAGTTGGTAACCCAACAGTGTCTTTTTTCCATATCAACCCAAACTGACTATCAGATGATGCAGTTTCATCTGAAGGCAATAATTTGATTCTGTTATTGAACAAAGTCAAATTATCTTTCATTATTTGTTGTATTGGAGTTGCGGGACTTGCGTCAGTGAGTAAATCATACGTAAACTTACCAGGTCTAAAATAGATTGGAAATTTGTTTTGATTGTCAGAAAAAATTTTTGTCCCGTCACTCGTGACATTTTTACTATTACAAGTTTTAATAAAGTTATTAATCAAATCTACTGCACTTTGAAATGGAAGGGCTTGGAAATCTTGTTTATAAATCAAAAATTTGTTAACCTCGGGAATTTCAGTAGAAACTTGAATGTTGTTTGTGTTTGTTTCTACGGCACTTTTTAATGAGTATAAATAAACTGCTCCGGTAAATCTATCAACGGTGTTTTCTGGGTTGAGAATGACCCATTCTATAAGGTGTCTTACAGGTAAAGTTATGGGTTTTGAGACAATTTGTTTTTTATAATTTTCTGAAACTTTTGTTTTATCAAAAATAGAGAGTTGTATGAAAGACCTATTGTCATTTGGTGGTGTTTCTAAATTTGATTGAGGTGTTGCACTATATTTTCCTGCACGTAAAAGTACATCAGTTTCTTTCACGATTACGTCTGTACTTCCTCTACCTAGTAAAGCATTGTCACCTGGTTCAGGATAAATTCCTTTCAGAAAACTCTTGGCGGGCCAAGTGCCATTTTGGTTTTTTATATTTTTCGGCGCTTTGAACTGCATTCCCGTTCCAGTAAATTTTGCACCTCCACTATTGTTAGTATTGAATGCTGAGTTTACTGAAAAAAAGTTACTTTGTACGTAGTACTGATTTTGGTATTTGAAATCAGAATTTACAAAAATAACTTGAATAAGTTCACCAACATTTGGAACTTGATAGATGAAATAAGGTAATAGAGGGTAAAAAATTAAAGGGTCTCTTTCTGTCCAAATATCTTTTTCCTCATTCCAATCTGGTGATGTTATAGATTTTAAGACATCGGGGTAATTGATAATATTAATTCTTGCTCTCACTCTTCCGAGCATCAAAGGGTCTTGATTATTCAAAACAGTACATTGGTAAAATATTGGTGTCATTTGTTGTTTCTATTTTGGTACTCCTTGAGTATCGAATTATACAACAATTCTACATTGTCTAATTCCAAAGTCAAATTTATAATCTGTCCCTTTTTGGCTTCAAAATCTGTGGACAACTTATCCATCCAATCAACAAGTTTGCCGTTCGGAATATTTTTTATATTCGACAATTGCCCAAAGATTATATCGTATTCATTTTTTTCCATTTCTTATCTTGGTAAACTGAAACAAGGTGGTCCACCTGGAACAAAACAATCGTTTACACCATTTTCTGCTTGTTCATCACTTCTTCCTCGATGAGTTGCTAAGTTGTAAATGAGCATCAAATTTGGTTGTCCGTTAGGTAATACTTGTGTGGGAAGTCCGGCCTCTTCTAAATATTTGATAGTATTCAGAAATGCTCTCTGAGGGGATTCCCCTGGTAAAAAATCAGAGAGAATTGCTAAAGCTAAATTTATTTTTTTTCTTTTATGTGGAGGTGGTCCTCCTGGTGCTTGAATTAAATTAAGAATATTTTTTATTTCGTCCATCAATGATTGACATTTTCTGTAATCAAAGACGCCTTTCACAACATTGGCCGCAATTCCAATCAATCTTAAAGCTTGTTTGTAACCCTTTTTACGTTGTTCTTTTAATATGTCTAAAACTAAGGTTGTGATGATATTAAGCAATTCTTTTTTCAATATATCAAACAAGGCTTCTATGAAAATTGCACCAATTCTGCTAACCACTTGAACCATGAATTTTTTGAACTTTTTTATGAATTCAACAGAGTTGGTAATAATGTTTGATGCTTGAATATTCAATTGATTTATTGTGGTTGCCGTCGTAATTGTTTGGTTGTAAGATAGATTATAAGAGTTTTCTACAACTTTCAACATTATGAAAATTGGTAATAATACTTTGGGACTGAGAACCGCACTAGCAACACCTAATGCAATATCTCTTATGATGTTTTCGCTAAATTTTGCCTCAGCGTTAAATCCTGCCGGAATGTATATCTTCCAATTTGGATTTTGTGATAAACTATCAATTATGGTTTCCATTCTAGCAATTTGTTCTTCCTCCGTCAAGTTGTCTAATTGACTTTTGAATTCTATCAATTGGTCGGAAAGGTTTTGAGCATCCACAGGAACTTTTACATTATCACAATCCACAAGTTCAATTACACCGTTTTGAACGTTTGATACGTTGAGGTCAATATTTCTCAAATCAACTTCTGTGAACTCAAAAAAAGAATCGTCTATACCGTCCAGCTCTGCTATTTTTGATATTCCACTCACATCTATTTCAGTTTTTTGGTCAAAACATAAACCTAAAATTCTTTGTAAAATTTTATAAAATTTTGATTGGTCGGAAATTGGACCAGCAGGTGCTGGTAGTTGTATGTTCATGAACTGAGACAAAAATTGTAAAATTTGAGCAACTAAGTCCGCGGAATCGAACAATTTAATGGAACTATAATAATCGGCTAACCATTGTCCAATTTTGTTCTCTGTGAAAGCGGTGACAACACCTGTTTCGTTACCTTCACGATTAATTAGTGCGATTTTGTAATAATTACCCGTAATCCCAAACTCGTTGACTGTTGTATATTTTATGTTGAATAAATTCTGTCCACTCCTACCGCTAAAAAAAACATTGTAAGTTTGATTGAATGCGTTTTGAGTTTGAGTCAATTCATACAGTGTACGATTCATTGGAAATGGAACCTCTCCACCATAATTTCGGAATTCAGTAATGTTGTTCTGTGTGGCACCAGTTGGTTCATATAAAATTCTTCCAACAGTTGAGGTGAAATCCTCTTTCAATAGACCGCTAGCCAAAGTAATTAAATCTAATGATTGTAGAGGTACATATATTGCTTCTGAGACCGGTAATAAATCCATATCGGCTGCGGCGGTCGTACTTACCCCTTTGTATGTTTGTTCCTGACTACACCCTAAAGACTTTATTACCTCTTCCTGTAAGATATTTTGTATTTCTTGTTCCGATTTTCTTGCAGCACGTAACAATAGGTTTCTAATAGCTTTCATTTCAGTGCTTCCTGTACCTTTTGTAAGACCTATGAAATTAATCAATTGGTCCGATGAAGTTGGAACGTTTCTTTGAAACCTCTTTTGTTGTTGTGAAATTTTGTTAAGTTGATTAGCGGTTTGCTCAACTGACTTAGCGGTAGAATTTTTCAACTCACGTCTAATAGTTCTTTCTGCGTCTAACGTTTCCTTGTAACGTTTAATAGCACTAATGTTACCACTAATCTGTTGACTAGAACTAGTAATATCTATGGAAGAATTCGTCGATTGCATTTACTTTATTTTGTATGTTTCTTCGTCTGAAGAAACATCCTTTTCAATCAAATTTTGGAGTAGGTCATCGTCCAAATCAGATAAAGTGAATGATTCAGTAGATGAGTTTGTTTTCTCCCAAATGGTTGATTGAAGTTTTGATAAAGTCAATTTTTTCTCGACACAGTCGTTTACAATTTTTTGTTGTTTTTCGATGACAGGACCAATAGTTGTCATATCTTCTGGGTCCTTGAGCATTGACAACATTTTATTTTGAATTCTAATAGCAGTGTTTCTTTGTTCTACAAGTTCATTGTAAATCTCCTGCATCAAAGACAAAATTGAATCTTTAGTAAAATTTATTTCTTTTTTTTGCGGTCTTGGCATAACTATAAATAGTTATTTATAAATTTTTGAACTTAATCATTGTAACTGTGTACAACTTCTTAAATTTCTTTATAGAACCTCTAATTTCTTTTGTACTCAGATTTGTCATCTCCCTCAAGGAAAGCAGTATAATATTTTTATTGAACTTATTATTTTCTTCTCCAGTAAAAATTGTTTCGTAATTATTGAAAAGGTCTATAAGGGCGATACCTAACTTTTTTTCATTCTCATTCAAATTTTCGGAGTCTACAAAATTTTTAAGTTCCTCTAAATATTTTGATAGAACGTAATTAGTATCAATCACGTCCTCATCAATTCTATAAATTAAATCAGCTCTTTCCTCCAAGCTTGAAGATATATCTTCGTAAGAAACTTTTCTGTTGGTTTCCTTTTGGTCCTTAATAATTTGACCCATTAAGTAATTTTTACAAATTGTACCGAAATAGGAATATGCTTTTTTGTTTTTTGATGGTTTAAATTTGTCCACTTTGGTCATCAAAAAAGAATGTGTATCGGTATGAATTTCTATAAAATCCATATCTTTACGATAAAGCTTATACCTCCTAATGATAGATGAAATCATCTTGTCCAAGGGTGCTCTAAGAAATTCGTTGTAAATCTTATTTTTTTCTTCTACCGTGTCCGCGACCAAAAATTTTTTGACTGCGTTTTCTTCTCTTACATCGAAATAGTTTTCTTTAACAGCTTTCCTCCCTCTTTTTTTTGATTTCACATCTTCTGTAGATGCGGAAAGAGTTTCCAAAATTATAATGTAGATGGTTCATATTTTATGACTCTGTCGTCAGTAAAGAAATATTCTTGTTTTGCACTTTGTATCCAAAATCTAACTTCAGGTTCTGATAGGATAGAATCACCAAACTTGTAATTCCAAAATATGGAACCTTCTCTCATATTTGTGTGTTTGTATCCTAGTCTTGGTATGGTCATGATTTGTACTGAGTTGTAAGTTAATCTCAATAAAAATTCATAAATAAATGTTAATTGGAAATTAGGTTTGATACCACCGAAGTCTTCAAATATTGTTTTCTTCATTGCAGAACCAGAAACTTGGAAATTTTGGTAATCTTGTAATGTGTCGTTAGTTAAAATACCCATTTCTTGTGAAAAATTTGCAGCGAACGTAGCTTCATTTGTGAAACCTGCAAAACCACCTTTTTCGTCTGTTTCTACAACGACAGGTAAAAACATTTGAATTTCAGGATATGCCTGAGAGTATTTTTGAATATTTTCAAACCAAATATTTGAATATTCATCATCAAACTCAAGAACAGAAATCCATTCTGCTTTAGCATTTTTTACACCAAAATTTACTTGAGATGCAAAATTCGGAGTTTCATTCCAAATCACTCTATTAACAGTGAGAGTTCCAAAGTCATAGGTGTTCAAAAAATTGGTGAGCTGTTCTTCTTTTGTTGCAACAATAAGTAATTCTTCAATTTCAATTTTTTGATTTTTAATTGAGTCTATTGCTTTAGTAAAATAATCCGCGAAATCTTTTGTGACTGCAGATTTCAAAGGTAGAATAACGGATAGTGAAAGTTTTTTCATATTAGTCGTTGAGTTTTGAAATTTGTTCTTCGAATGAGTTTGCTCGGGTTGTAAGATAAGAGTCGAATAGCTCAACAACCTCAGTTTCGAATTTTTGTTTATTGGTAAATTTTTCCGCAGTTTGTTCCATGTTGGTATACAAATCTGGTTTGATGTTATCCTCTAACCAATTTTGAATAAAATCTGCAATGAAGTCAGTCATCAAAGTGACATCTGTAATCCATATACCATTGTCTTCATTTATCCAACTTGGTTGTAAATCAGGTATTTTACCCAAACAAGGTACACCACAAGCCATCGATTCAAGTGGAAATGTACCAAAACCGGATTTATCATCAATCCACACACTCAAACAACACTCCTTGAGTGAATTTGCAAAATCTTTTTCACTTAAACCTCTCATATCTCTAAAAGTAAACCATCTAAATTGTGGGAATTTGAGATAGAAAGTTTTGATAAGATTTATTGCGTCCTCTTGTTCTTTTGTATGAACTGCAATAATCGGCATTGAAGGTAAATTTCTTTTTTGGAAATTTTCTGTAATGAAAGGTTCCACAATGTCAAAACTTGCTTGTCTCATAACTTTTTCTATGTATTCTTTCTGTTTACCTGACGTTGTGAGACATTTGTAGAAACCAAACTGAGACCAACCTTGTCCTGGTTGTAAAGTTTCAGTAATGTATGCGTATGACTGAACTAAAACAATTTTTGCACATGGCAACTTTTTAACTTGGTCCATTACATAACCAAAAATTTCAGGAACCACTAAAAAATCCTCAGGAGTAATTTCTAAATTTTGACTTTCAATCGATTGATGAGGTAGTTTTTCCATGTATTCTTTACCTAACCAATTGGAAACTCCAGAATAATCATTTTTTTCGTGAAGGATTATTGGATTAAATTCGGCGTTTTTCAAAGCCATCGCTAACTGATAAATGTATCTTACAGAGGCTCTGGCATTACCTTTTGTGTCTTGAACAAAAAGATAAATTTTAGCTTTTTTTTCTCGTAGATTTTTTATTGACAATTCTACTCTTTCTTTGTTTACGTTTGACATATTAATAATGATTAATCAATTTTTTATTTAAAAGTGTATTGAATGCTATTTTGAATGGTATACTAACTTCTTTGGACTTCATTCCAAGCTTATCATCAATATCAGGATTTTCTGTAAGAAGAACTTCCATCAACATTTTGACCATTTCAAATTTTATTATATTAACTCTACTTTCAGTACCACCAGTAATATCAGACTCAATTTCTCTGATATCTAAATAATTTTCTATTTCGTCTAAATCAACAAAATAACTTTCACCTAAGACATTTAACATATTTCTGAAATTTTTTGTTTTAAATCCTTGATACTATCAACTTCGTGAGTTACATGGATATGTGAATTATAAGAAGTTTTGAATTTAATTAAAGTTTTATCTGTAGGAGCATTCAATAATAATTTAGGATTAGCTGTTACCAAACAATCCAAAGTAGACCACATCGAATCAATAGTTGTTTCACTATAAAATTTATAGTTCTCGACTAAACATCCAAACTTTGATAAGAAAAATAAAGAAGCGGGTTTGGATTTACCAATTTCATCTGAAATAATCCAAATATCATGATTGTCTCTATGGTCAATATAGAATTCATTCAAGTCATTCATTCCGTTATACTCAACGGAACCAGCATGACCAAAAATTTCCATAGTATATTCTTTATATAGAAAATTATATACCTCATCTTCATCTTTAAATTTGAGGTGCTCCATCAAATTCAATGAGGTAACATCTGATAAAACTTCATATCCAAAAGATTCTTTTTCTTCACTGAGAAAAGGGTTCTCTATATTCCATTTTTGATAGACCTCTTGAATTTTTTTCAGGGTATCTCTCAAAACTCCATTTATTTCAATACCAATTTTCATTCTTCGTATCTTTGTAAAATTTTACTTATCAATGGGTTTCTTACAACATCAACAGGTTTAAATTCAAAAACTCCAACGTCTTCCATTTCCTTGAATTTTAATAGAGCATCCCAAAGACCTGTTTGTGTTTTATCTTTGTGTCTATCAAATTGGTCCAAATCACCTGAGATAAAAAACTTAGAATTAAATCCAATTCTTGTTAGGAGTAACTTCATTTGATTAGGAGTTGCGTTTTGTGCTTCTTCAAAAATCAAAATTGAATTATCAATATTCATACCTCTCATATATGCTAAAGCAAAAACTTCGATTGATTCTATCTCTTTGAGTTTTTCTCGAGCTTCTTTTCCGATAATTTTGTTCAAAAGATAATAAGACGGAAAAATGTACGGGTCAAGTTTTTCCTCTACACCGCCAGGTAAACTACCTAATTTTTCTTCAGCTTCAACAGCTGGTCTTACAATTATTATTTTTTCATATGAGTTTTCAGGGTCGGCTAAAAGGTCAATCGCACATTTCATGGCAATATAACTTTTACCAACACCCGCAGGACCAGAACAAATAGTAATTTGATTTGTTTTTAGTAATCTGTAATATTCTTTTTGACTTTCACTTAAAAATTTTTCTTTGGTTTTTTTCTTTATTATTTGATTTATAATTTCCTTTTTTGATTTTGGTTTTTCATCAGGTGTTGGTAAGGGTGTCGATATTAATCTTTTAGTTTTACCCATTTTTAAATTTTTAATTTTATTTTTTGTAATCTACATACTCTTTGACCTCTCTTATCTCGGATGAAGTTAAGGAATTAATTTCATTTTTAAGTTCAAACCTTTTATCATTTGTGAAATAAACTTTTCTTGCCATATCAATAAATTCACCTTCGAAGCGACCGTCCTTTTCTAAAATTCTAAGTCTGTCCTCGATTTCCCAAAGATTGGAGTTTGTTGAAACTAACTCGTGATATAAATTTTCAATTAAGTTATTGTTCAAAAACTCCGCCGACAAATTGTATAAAAGTTCAAACTCCTTCTTGATGTATTCTAATTTTTCAGGGTTTGTAACTTTTGTCTTTTTAACTTGTAGGATTGAAAGTTTATCAATCAATTCACCTACACTTACTGGTACGTTAATCATAATATTAATTTTTATAATAGTTTATCCAATGTTCTATCATTTCGTCTAACATAGTTTCAAAGTTATAATCGGGCGTCCACCCTGTGACCTTTTTTAACTTTGAACAATCCCCTTTCAAATTATTAAGTTCTTCTGGTCTCAAAAATTTTTCATCCAATTTTACATACATTTTGTAATCCAAATCAAGTTTTCTAAAAACATATTCACAAAGTTCTTTTACCGAGTGAGAAATTCCTGTAGAGCAAACAAAATCATCTGATTGTTCTTGTTGTAAAATTAACCACATGGCTTTAACAAAGTCTTTAGCGTGTCCCCAATCTCTTGTGGCATCCAAATTACCTAATTTCAATTCGTTTGATAATCCAAGTTTTATTTTAACAGCTTCTTTACAGACTTTGTTTGTTACAAAATTTGTTCCTCTTCTTGGTGATTCGTGATTAAACAAAATACCATTCGAGATGAACATACCGTATGAGTTTCTATAGTTTCTACAAATGTTATAAGAAAAAACTTTTGCACACCCATAAGGAGAAACTGGATTCATTGGGGTTGTTTCCCTCTGAAATCCATCATGGTCAATACAATTACCAAACATCTCTGATGATGATGCTTGATATATTTTTATATTCTTATCAACAAGTTTAACTGCTTCTAAAATATTGAGTGTACCAAGTCCAGTAACATTTGCGGTGTAGATAGGTTGGTCGAAAGAAATTCTAACATGTGATTGTGCTGCTAAATTATAAATTTCGGATGGTTTACATTTTTGTATAACTGTTATGAGAGAAGATAAATCTGTAAGGTCGGCATAATGAAGTTTAATTTTGGAAAAAATCTTTTCTAATCTGGCTGTCTGATTTTCTGAAACAGAGTTTCTTTTCAAGGTTCCGTGGACTTCATAACCTTTTTCCAATAAAAATTCGGCCAAGTATGAACCGTCTTGACCATTAATGCCCGTGATAAGTGCAATTTTATTTGTCATTTTAATTTAGTCTAACGTAATTTAATTTTGAATTTGAAAAAATCGAAAACGTAGATAAATTTGATGTTGTACAAAAAAGTTTTTTTGTTTTTCCGAGGCCGACAGCACCAAACACAATTTCTTGAATATGTTTTTTGATTGAATCTTCATTGTTGTGCTGTTTGAAAAAAGGGAGTTTTTCATCGTTTGAAGAAAAATCATCAAACGTTATCAACCTTTCCCCGTAACGCTCCGAAAATTGATTTTTATCTTGAATGTTGTCTGACATTAAAAATATGTTTTCGAATTCTTCTTTATCTAATATATCAAAAATTTGTGATAATTGAATTGTTGTTAAATTATGAACGGTCTCCATGTCTGTGGCACGTCTGTGAAAACCAATTGTATTTTCAAAATTTATTTGTGGAAACCTTGAATAAAACAAATATTCCATTTTCTCATTAAATAAAAAATGTTTTTTGATTATTTCCTCGGTCATTTCTAGATTTTCTTTCGAAAATGTTTTTGAGTTATAAGGGTCTAAACTAGTTTTTAGACTTAGTGACTCAATATCTACGTAACTTTTTTTGTGTTCAAGCCAGTCTTGTTTGTCTTGAAGAAAACATATATCATAGATGTTTCCCTTACCGTATCCATAGATGTCTTCCAAATCATAATATATTTTGAAAGTTTCATTTGGAAACGTCAGGTATAAATTTTGAATATGTACAACGGCCTCCGTGATGTAAGAAAAATAACCTCTTTGATGAATGTCCTTACCTCTTGCCGGTTTAAAAAACCTTAACATCCTTATTGGTATTTTAATAATATCTCACAAACTCTATCGATATCTTCATTGGTCATTTTGTCGTGGTTCGGAACATAAATTCCTCTCTCATCTATAATTGAACAATTAGGAAGTTTTTTCTCACCATAAAGTTTTTTGTAAAACGGTTGTGTTCCCATGGAACCAGATATTAATGGTCTACAAGCAATGTTGTTGTCCTGTAAATCTTTAACTAAATTTTCTTTGTCTTCGCTAGATTTTGTAATCACAGGAATTGCGAAGTTGGATGTGAATTCGTTTTCGAATGATTTTGGAAACCAAATTTTACCGTCCAATTTTGATTTATAATAAAGAAAATTATTATATCTGTTTTGTATCATCCCATCAACTTTGTCAAGTTGTTGAAGTCCTATTTGGGCTTGTAAATCCGTACTACGAAGATTAAAACCGGGAATATAAAAAGTATAAAGAGCTGAAAAATTTGTTACATCCCAAGCTGAACGTAGTTCCTTTTGTTTATCTTCGGTTAAATCTCTGTCCCAACCATGACTTCTTAATTGAAGTAATGTTTCATATACCTCTTTATTATTTGTTGAAATCATTCCCCCTTCTATGGTCGACATGGTGTGTCCAAAGTAAGTTGAGAATGAAGTCATAAGACCAAAGTTTCCAAGTTTTACATTTTCGAATTTTGTGCCTTGTGACTCACAATTGTCCTCCAATAAAATGACATCATATTTTTCACAAAGTTCAGTGATTTTTTTGATGTTTGGGGATAGACCAAGAACGGAAACTAAAATAAGAACAGAAGGACTTTCCTTAATAAAAATTTCTTCTAAGTGTTCCAAATCAACTGAGAGATTATCCAAATTACAATCCACTAATAAAGGTTCCATATCGAATTGTAACACAGGTGCTAAGTCAGTTGCCCAACATAATGAGGGAACACAAACTTTGTTATTTTTCATTTTATTCAAAACTTTCAATGCGTACAACATCAAAAGATTTGCAGAGGAACCAGAGTTTACAAAAACAGAATATTTGGTTCCTAACCAATTTGACCATTTGGATTCAAACTCTAAGGTCTTTGAGCCTTTTGTTAATCTTGGATAAGTTTTTAACCATTCTATTAGAGAATCAATGTCTTTGTTATCAATAGTATCTTGAATTAAATCAATACGTTTCATTTTCTTAATGTATTATAATTTTTTATAAACCAATCAATAGTTTCATTAATACCAACATTAATATCTGTGAGTGAAAAGTCCATCGGTATGTCAGAAATAGCAGGTTTTCTAAACTGACCTCTTGGTTTGGATGCATCGAAAAACAATTTATCTTCGCTGATTTCGAATTTTTTCACGACCATCTTTACAATGTCCATCACAGAATGTTCTTGAGCATTTACTGCCATAAATGGAACCTCTGATTTCCAATTTTCGATAGCCCAAAGAATAATTCTCGCAAGGTCTCTCGAATGAATAAATTGTCTCAATGGTGTTCCATCTCCCCAAACTACAAAGTCCTCATTTTTTTCTTTGCAGTGATATGCTCGGTAAATAATGCCAGGAATCATGTGGCTGTGGTCAGGATGAAAGTTATCATGTGGACCATAAACGTTCGTTGGAACCACGTTAATCCAATTTCTACCTGTGAGATTTCTTATGATTTTTGTTTGATAACCTGAAAGTCTTTTCGCATACGAATATCCGTGATTTGATGGATGTGGTGGTGCAATGTCAATTTGGTCTGCGGTAAGAGGGTAGGTGATATTGGAATCTGGAAATATACATGTAGATGATAAGTTTACGAAGTTTTCCACTCCTGAGGCAAAAGCCGCAGTAATCACGTTGTGATTAATTTTATAATTTTCTTCGAAAAATAATTCGTTGTTATTTGAATTTGCTTGGACACCCCCGACTTTGGCTGCACAGTGAATTATGGTGTCAACTCCATTATTTTTTACATTTTTAGTTATGTAATTAAGAGTGTTCTCTTCATTTTTGAGGTCTGCGTCTTTTCTTGTGTGGTAAACATGTCCATCACCTAAGATTTCTTTGAGTGCATTTCCTAATAATCCATTTGAACCTGTTACTAAAACTTTCATAATTTAATCCAATTTTTACAATACAAATCTTCAGTTCTGAAGCTGGCGTATGCTGGTCCAAACCATTTTTTTGGAATGATAACTGTTGTGTTTTCGTTTTTGTTCAACCAAGCTGCCCACCAACTGAATGTAGAATTTGCAATTATGTTATTTTTACACATAGACATGAGATATAAATCTTCGTAGTCTGAGTTGTTTGAAACCAAAGTTTTATTTTCTATGAAATCAAAATTTTGTTTACACCAATTTAAATCATCTGAAAAAATTAGAAAATGTTTTTCTTTTCCGATTTTTTCTACAGCTTCGATATAATATTCAATTGGTTGTGTTGGATGATGATTTGGTAATCCGACGTAATCACCACGTCTTACGTGAATTGAACAAGTATCTTGATTAAGAATTTCACCGTATTTTTTTAATAGTCTATTTGATGTATGTTCATCTATTTCAAATAGTTCTAAGATTTCATTTCTATAGTCAGAAAAATATTTTTCACTTTGAAAGTGTCCAATCAATTTCACATTACCCCCTATCTTCGGAATTGGATAAAATTCAAATCCTCTTTCACCGTGATGTTGCATTTGTGGGAGTTTGTCTGAAAATTCAATTTTTCTCAAAATATTGTTTACATAAGCGCTGAATGGTTTGTGTGGAATTACCATTTCTCTTGTGTCACAAATAAATTTTTTACCATCTCTTAATGAAACTGCGTAAGCGGTGGCTATTTGAAATAAAACGTTCCCGAGACCCCCCATCAATTTTGTAGATACTATTTCCATTATATTGTCTTTGAAACAAAGTCTTTGATTGTGTTTTCTATTCTCGCTCTATGGTCATTGTATTTCATAGACTCAAGGTAATTGTGTTCAACGTGCTCTAACATACTATTATAGGTGGTTGGATTAAGACCCTTACACACGTCGACTAGTTCATCCAAATTTTTGACGTGGAAAAAACCTCTTTTATCAAAGAAGTCTCCAATATTTTCACAACCTATATAAATGGGAATAGTCTTAGTTTGAAAACAATCAATTAATTTTTCTGTAAACCAGTTATTTGAAAAAACATTTTCTACAACAATATGGAATTGAGAATAAAAAAGTTCGTTCTTCCAAACATTACTTTTCATGGTTCTAAAGTTTGTTCCATGAGAGAATGATGAATTAATACTGTTATAGATATGATAGGGTATGTTATCAATTGCAGTCAATGCTTGTGGAATGGAATGACGTAATACGTGTCCAGCACACTGAGTTTTTCCACCAATCAAAGTTGTAATACAAAACTCTTTTTCTGCGAAATCAAAATCTTTAATCCAAGTTGTTCCATATGGAAAAAGTTTTGCATTTGGGCATGATTTTAAAATATTTTCATCCCAAGTAAGAATCAAATCGAATTTGTCACAATTATTAATTGCAGCTTGTCTGAAACCAGAAACTTCATTTGGTTCAATAGTCCATAAAACTCTAATTGCATTCTTCGGAGTGCTTGGAATTATGTCAACATAAAGTTCACAAGGAACATGGGTTTGAAAATGGATATCCAAACCGAAGTTTGCAATAATTGATAAATTGTGCATATTATTATTTTTTTGTCCAAAATATTCCACATTGGTCAACCACAGTCATAGGTTCATCAAAAGAATTGTCCTTTCTGAATTTTTCAACCGCGTTTTTGCAATTTGGAATACAATAATCATCGATTATTACACGACCTCCTGAAACTACTTTATGATAACAGGAGTCAAAAACATCCATAGTGGATTTGAACATATCACCATCCATTCTCAAAATACTCAATTTTTCAATTTGAGGATTGTTTGGTAAGGTGTCTTCAAACCAACCTTCTAAGAAAATAACACTCTCATCCAACGCACCATACATCTCAAAATTATTTTTTACTTGAGCTAGTGATACTCTTAAGAAGTCTATAGTGTGATGAGGGTCACCTTCATCTTCTTTTACTTTTGGAGGTGGTAAACCTCTGAATGAATCTGCAACAAAAACCTTTTTGTTCATGCCGTAGAGTTCGAAATATTTCCTAGCAAAAATCGAAGCACCACCTCTCCATACACCAGTTTCTATGAAGTCTCCTTCAATATTATTTTCTCTTACATAGTCTAAAGACTCGTGAAGATTTTCCATTCTTTTCAGACCAATCATGGTGTGGGCAAATTGAGGCCAATCTCTTCCAGTAAGTCTTTCTCCTTGAACTGGCTGAGAAACAATTGATTCCATAATTTCGTCTGAAGGATAGACCCCATTACTAAAAAAAGAATTTTTTATCGAGTCACTTCCTACCGAATCAATTAGTACTCTCTGAATGAACAAAAGTTTTAATCTTATATTTTCCATATTAATTTCTTTTAATTATAGTTAATCCATTATTGTTTTTGAAAATCTCGTGTATGGTCCACTCAGGATTTTTTTCCAAGAACTCTTCAATAGCAGGCCATATACCAACTTCACTGTTAATTTCACCCACAGTTCTGAAAGTTTCTGTATCATGAAAAACGATGTATTTTTTTACTTTTTTCGAGTGAACTTCTAATTCAACTTTTATTTGGGGATATGTGTGTAAAGTATCGATGAATAACAAATCACATTCAGGAATGTCGACAGTCCTACTATCTGATAAAATAAATGAGAAGTCAATTCCTCTTTCTTTTGATGAGGTTTCAACAAGTGGTAAATCTGTCGAATTATATTCTGAAGGATTTTTATAATCTACTGAGATTAATTTTTTTGGGTTACCTGACAAAAATGCCCAAGTAGAGACAATAGTTCTTACTCCCATTTCCACAATAGTTTCACATTCTTCGGCATATTTTTTAAGAGTTGGAAGATGTTCGTTGATATCACTTGGAGTCATTTTCTTCCTTTCGTACATTAATTCAATTTGGTCCATTTTATATTAATTTATGTTTAGTTTTTACGTGGTTAATTTCGTCCCACATGTTTTTATTATACATACTCGAAATTTGGTGAGGATGCATTCTATTAGTTATTAAAATATTAGGTACAATTATTGGAAGTCCATATCTTCTGTAAAGTTGATAGTACATTTCGCAGTCCATTAACATTACAAGGTCTTCATCAAATAAACAAGGGTCGTTATTGATAAAAGACAAAACTGAAGGGGAACTTATTGTGTTAGTTCCCGTGGCAATATTTGAGTTCCAATAAGGAACCATAAAATTTGAAAACGTTTTTCCATCATCATGAGTGTGATTACAACCATTTACAACCCACTTAGCTCCGTTTTCGAATTCTTTTATGATTTTTTCCAAAGCGGTTTCGTCGTAAAAAAAATCATCTTGAAAAATTATTTTGACTATGTCTCCTTTCGAATTTTTAATTGCATTATTTGTGTTCGCGGGACCGTTTCCAAGTTTATCTTGATTTTTAAAATAGTTTATTTCGAAATAATTTTTATATTCCGAACATAAAATTTCTATTTCTGAATTTTTACTGTGGTCTGAAACTACAACTTCAAAATTTTTATAAGTTTGTTTTGAGATTTTATCTAAATTGTTTTTCAAAAATTCTATCCCTCTTCCAAACTGCTCCCACGTAGGTATACAAATCGAGACTTTCATTTTATAATTTAGAATATGGTTTTTTGGCCCTGATTTTATTCACCGTTTGTGTAACATTTGCCATGTTCACCTTATGGTCATTAAGAGGGTTTGATTCGTTATAAATGTATAAAATGTCAGGTAAAAATCTATAATGTTCCTCTCCCGACATTTCTAACATTGGAAACATGAATGCTAAGTCTCCTGCCACATTCCAATAATTTCCTTTCTCGTCTTTCAAATCTTCTAATTCAATTTTTTTCCAAAGCCAAGATTTCCATGTTCGTAAATGAGAAAGAGTGAAAACTTCCCGTCTCACATTCGTATATCGTGTCGGAGGGTTTGCAAAACCAGGTCTTCCGTCGTGATACTTGAAAGAGCCACTGGTCATCCAAACGTTTGGGTCTTTGTAAACCTCGGAAATTTTTTCTAAAACTTTCGGGTTTGGGAGCCAGTCATCCCCATCAATTTCAACACAGATTTCTTCACCATCAAGAGCTCTAAACCGTATTACTTGGTCATAGTTTCCTGGTTGATAAAACTTGCAATGATTTTCTATTAGAATAAATCTATTGTCATCTTTAATTGCAAATTTAATTTTTTCAACTGTTTTATCAGTAGACATATCATCTGTTATATAACATTTGAAGTCCTTGAAACTCTGAGACATAATTGAAAAAATACATCTTTCAATAAATTTCTCGCAGTTGTATGTAGTCGTTAAAATAGTCATGAAATAATTTTGAAATATTCCTCTTTGATTTTTTCAGCTACTTTTGAAGAATGATATTTTTCTAAATCTTGAGGTGGGTCAAATTTTTCTTTATCAAGAATGAAACCATTAGAGTTAACCTTGAAAATCCAACCTGATTTTCCACACAACCATCCTTCAATTGTACTTCTTCCTAACTGTATACCTGCGGTCTCCTTACAATTCTTGATATACTTTTCAACGTTCCAAGTCGCTGGAAAGTGTTTTACGTGTTTTTCGTTCAAGAGTAATGGTAAATAATTTGACTTATCTTCACCCACTATCCAAAGTTCTAAACCGTTGTTATCACAATATTCTGAAAGTTCCATCAGTGTGTCTTTTCTCAAATAGTCGATTGTGCCTACGAACAGAACGTAGTTTCCTTCTTTGTTTCCATTTGAATTAAATTTCTCGTTGTCGATAGGGTTGTATATGATTTCAATGTTCTCTTCCTTAACTTCGAAGTTTTCAATTAAAAAGGTTTTGATTTCCGGTCTGATTGCTATGAATTTTTTGATTGTGTCATCAAGATGAGGTTCTTCCAAACTTATTACTTCGGAGTGAATAGAATAAATCTTAGGTATCTCAGGATAGAAACTACAAATCCTTTCAGCGACTGGTTTATGTTGAATATGTATAATGTCAAAATCAACCTCTGAAACTCTGTACATTACATTTTCTTTAGAGGGTTCAAAACCCTTTTCAGTTTGAATTCCCCATTTACCATCCCCTAACTTAAAACCTGGTGCTTGTTCAAATGGTAGAACTCTAATCCCTAATTTTCTCGCCATATCAGTGAGAGGTCCACCAATTTGAGAAAGAATAGTTACGTTACAATTTAATTGTGTAAGACTTTTGGCTAATTCGTATACATACAATTCTGACCCTGTGAATGTTTTGAACATGAGACAAGAAATCAAAACTTTTAATTTCTTATTTTTATCTATTGGAAGTTTGACAGGCAGATTTTCTGAAAACATTTTTTCGAACTTTTGTCTATTTTGTTCCCACTGTTCATTGGTTTGTCCGATAGATTTGTGAGTTATTCTAATATTTGAAATAACACCAACTTTTACACCTTCGATAAAGTTTTCAAAGGAAAATGGAATGTCATAAAAATGAAATCCCTCAAATTCTTCATTAAATTTTTTCTTAATTCTTTTCTTATGAATTGCAATAAAAAGTCCGTCAACAACGATAGAGGGTTCAATTCCATTACCGAAAGCTTCGGAATATTTTGATTCCCATTTTTTACCTCCACTTTCATGGTTTACAATTCCAATCATTTTTTTTCTATCTTCCCACCACATACCTGATTTTGGCATGTAAGTTGTACCAGCAACACCTAAAATTCCGTAATCACTTTTTTCGAAGTGTTTGGTGATTTTGGGGAACCATGCCGAAGAATCAAAGTATAAGTCATCGTGACAAAGCACTACAATATCAGTTTCAGATTCATCCAAGATTTCGTTGTAAACCTGAGCCAATGACTTTTCACCATTGTTGATTTTTTCAATAACTTTTACCTTTTTAAATCCCGAACTTTTAATCAAATATTCGGTGAACTCTGGTTTGGTTGATTTTGTTGAATAACCTATTGTAATCATTTCAAAATTTTATTTTTGGATTCTTTGATAATTTCGTGGGCTGTTTTTTCGGGTTCCTTTCTTGCTCGAGAAATACAGTCCAACATAAACTCGGCTAATTGATTTTTCTTTTCTAATTTCTTAATAAGGTCTATTAAGGTGTCAAGATTTTCATAATATTTTCCCATCGTGTTAGGTTTAAAAATTAAATACCTGTACTACCGAAACCTTTATCACCCCTATCTGAATCACCTAAACTATCTACCTCATCAAATTTCACAAATTTACCACAAACAACGGGACACAACACAGCTTGAGCAACTTTCATTCCTTTTTCGATTGTTATAGAACTATTATTTGTGTTGAACACGGGAACTTTGATTTCTCCCAAATAACCTCGGTCAACTGTACCAGGGGTATTCAAAACAGTCAAACCCATGTTGATTGCAAGACCGCTCTTAGGTCTTACCTGTATTTCATAACCTTCAGGAATATCAAATGACAATCCTGTCGGTACTAAAGCTCTACCAAATGGACCTAAAACAATTTTTTCTGTAGAATATAAATCAAAACCAGAGTCTAATTCATAAACGTAAGAAGGTGATTTAGTATCTTCTGACAGTCTCTTGAATTTGATGACTTTTGTATTTTGTTCTCTCATAAATTCTTGTTCCAAATCTTCAAAAGAGATGTTGATAAGGTTAGAAAGTTCATCGTCATCACCTGTGTCTGTTTTTTTGATTTCCTCTTGTAATTTTTCAAAGAGGCCTTTTAATTCATCATCGTAATTTGTTTCCATATTATTTTAAATTTGTGATTTTTTTTACAACATCTATTAGACAACGTACATCCGCTTCACAATAATCAGAAATTCCTTTGTAATCTTTTTTATTCCAAAATGCGTCGTGAACCTTGTTCCCTGTGACTTCCATTGTTTTTGGAGATGGTACATTAAGACAAACACTCATAAGTTCTAATGAAGCTATTGATGTATAGTTATTGAATTGCCAAAATTCCTTGGTATCAAATGCTTTGATTTCCCAAGGTTTTGTATCATGACCTGGTAGAATCTTTGGTGGTTTTAAACCATTCATTATCATTCTTTTTGCAAGAACGGGTATATCAAATCCTTTTACGTTATGTCCACATAAGAAAAAACCTAATTCACCAACTTTTTCCAAAAGTTTTTGAACATCAAATAGAAGTTTTTTTTCTTCAACATCGTTGAATGACTGAACTTTAGTGATATTTGAATCTGTTACAAATGCAACACTTACACAGACAACTCTATTAAATTCAGGAACTAAAGCCGACCTATTAACAAACATTTCTGAGATTGGTTTGTCTGCATCTTCAGGAAATCTTTTTTGAAACCAATCTAAATAATTTTGAAACTGAAATGAGAGCGCAGGTCTGTTTTTTACCAAGTCATCCCACGTCGGCTCAATTCCGACAGTTTCAATATCTAAGAATAAAAGTTTATTGAAAGGTATGTTTATCATACAATTGATTTGTAGAACTCAGCTCTTGATTTGGTTACAATAGATAAATCATATTTGTCTTTTACAGTCTCATACAATCTTTCACCCATGTCTTTAACCATGTTTGGGTTTTTCAATAATTTTTCAATGTATTTGGCCCAATCGGAGTGATTTCTATTCTCATCAACAAGAAGAGCGTTTCCATCAACAAAGTTACCGTTTTGTAGTGAATGTTTCAAATCAATTGTGTAAGGACCGATATTTGAAGCAATTAGTGCTTTTTTATAGAAACCAGCTTCAATTACTTTAAGTTGAGATTTTACTCTATTGAACATTGTGTTTTTAATCGGTGCTAAAGAAACATCAAATTTAGAGTAGTTCTTTGCATACGATGTTACGGGTTTAGTCCAAACTCTGAGATATGCTTCATTCATTGCATTAAAGTAATCTTCTTTACCATATTGTAGTAAATGTTTTTTGTATTCCTCGGACACGGTAGAATATTTTTGTGTGAAAATTTCTTCGTATCTGGCCCATACGGTTTCGTGAGGTAAAATGTCTCTTTTTTTGTGTTCTCCATTTGCTGAATTTATTTCAGTAACACTACCTCTAGTATCAAATCCACACAAAACAAATTGTAATTCATCTTTATACCTTTCAAGTTTACTGAATGATTGGTCTAAAAGTTGTATGTCATGAAGATGTGATGAACCACCGAGCCACCCAATTCTCAAACGGTCTGAGGGTAAAGTAGGTTCTTTGAATTGTGTTTCGTTCGGATTGATTGCATTTGGAAAAATTACGACGTTAGGGTTTAATTTTTTAATTTCGTCAGCAAAGATTGTAGTTGTAGTACTGACATATTTGGCAACCCTCAAATTAGCAACAATCTTTTCATTTATCTTATTGAATTTGATTACATCATGAATAGGATGTTCTTTTCCTGGCATCCAATAATCGTCAATGTCACAGACGGTAGCAATACCCATTTTATTTAGTTCTTGTATTACTTCCGCCGCTTTGTCAAAATCAGGACCTATACTTCTGTGAAGTGCGACTATTTGGTATTTTTTGAAAAAATCTAAATTATTGAGTGGAACCTCAAAGGAAATATCTACGTGAAAATCTTCAGGATACAAATTTTGTAAAAAAATGTGTGGGTCTACTGACCTGAACTTACCTACTCCCGTTCTGTCGGATGGAATTACTAATACGTTAATTTTGGACATGATTTTTTATTATGTCCTGAAAATATAACAATTTTCACTGAATAAAGAAAGATGTTAAGAAATCTTTTTGACCTTCGTTATTTTACCTTCGAAAATGTGTTTTCCAACTTTGAATGAAAAAATCTCGTTTGTCTTTTCTGTTGACTCTGAAATCAAACCCTGCTCTTTCAATGTTTCTCTTACGGCTTCTTTAATCATTTTTTTCAAATCTGATGGTTCGTTAGAAACCTTTGGTGCCTGAACTGTTTTAGGTTTAGCACTATCGGGAGTATAATTGTTGGATTGCTCTTTCATTAATCGAGATGCCTTTTCAATTAGCTCATCTGACAGTCCTACAGATTGTTGTTGAGGCTTTTCAATCGGATGTTCAATCATCAATTTTTTGATTTCATCAGGCAGTCTAGAATTTTTGATTGCGTCGATAGTTGGTGGACCTGATGGTGCTTGTCTCGAAACAGGAACATTTTGAGTAGGTTGTTGCATGAACTCAGAGGGAATATTATATTTTGCTTGAGGTACATTAAATGACTCCAAAGGAGTTGATTCATTCATGGAAGGTTTTGCATTACCTCTACCCATCTCATTGTGTTTATCCATTATTTGTTTCGAAATCATCAATTTTTGCATCAACTGGTCCATAAATTAAAATTTTGCTATATAAATTATACGTGAAGCTCTTTTATCTCCTTGTGGATTGAAACCTGGCCTCATCTGAGTAAAATTTTCTCCTGTTGGGTTGAAAGATAAGATTTTATCTAATCTGAACAATCTCCAACCTGGAAGAACACCATCTCCGACAGCCACCTTATGTGAAGCACCTTCTCTATCCCAAGCACACAAATTTGTATTTTGACTTCTTTTATCTACAAACAAGCACACCGGTTCGATAGTTCTGAGCCCTCTACCACCAGGTTCATCCCCATCATAATAGATAGAAACAACTTTTTTTCGGTCAATAGCATCTCCAATACTTTGTATTGAAGCTATCTCCGTAATTAAAGTTTTTAGTATCTTGTTTAGTCTCATGTTGTGAAGTTAGGATATGGATTAGACGAGTTGTATTTGTTGATTTTTATTTCATTTTTTCTTTCTACAACGTCGGTAATTGTTCCTGCATTAACGTTATAGACATCGAGATAAGAACCAGTACCTCTTCCCATAGAATCTCCATCAGCGACTGCATCACGGTTTACAGATGAGTATTGGTTTCCAACACCATTGTAGTCATTCTTTGGAATTAATTTAGCTCTCTCAGCATCTGCAACTGCTGTCAGTGTGTTTTTTTCTGTTTGACTCAAATCGAGTGTGATTTGTTCTGACATAGAATTAAAGTTTAGATATTATTTCGTTTATTCTTTTAAGGCTCTCTGTTACAGCCGTGTCATATTTTTCGACAGTGGATTTGTGTTTTTGTGAAGGTCTTACATTTGTGAAATCTTTCTTCTCGTGAGGTTTGATGAATTGGTTTTGCATACCCGTGTTCATTTTATTTGTTTTGGTCATATTCAAACCTTCTCTCATTTTTCTTAGTTGGTCATTTACCCAATTTTTCATCATTACTCCACCGTTCAAAATAAAGGCCGGCTCCTTATGATTTCCTTTGAAGTTGTCAAAAAAGTTTTTAATTCTTTTTAGTTGTTTGTATGTAATGTAATTTTTACTTTGTAATTCTTTGTTCCTTTTGAAACCTTCTGAATTTTCATCCGCATTCTTCACCATTGCAGATGATTTTTTCATATGTTCCTGTTTATCCTTTGGGAATTCAACAAACTTATCGTAAAGTGATTTATTCACGGTTAATAATTTTGATTAAATCTTTTTTTGACATTCCTTGTTTTTCCATTTGTTTCAATAATGTCAACAAATTCTTTTTTATGATATTTGGAACTTCTTTTTCTTCTTCTTTTTCTTTTTCGAGAACATCAGACTTATTAGAATTTTTTTGTTTCATCAAAATATCTTCCAACATTTTAATCGCCTTTTGTCTTTGAATTTCAGATAAAGTTGCTCTTGTTACAAAATTTTTATCTTTTTTGTATGGAGACTTGGCATCTTTTTTTCCCGAAGGGTCTTTACCTTGTTCTTCAGTTCTTTCCCAAGCATCCATTTCATCCATACCTAACTCATCTTTGAAATATTTGAATGTTTCTTTACCATCAAGTTCTTTTGTTTCTTCATATCCAAACGCACCTGACATATCTTCTTCTTTAACTTCTTCAACCGACTCACCATAATAAGTTCTATAACCACGAGCAATTGGGTCATTAGTAATTCTAGCCGCAGCTACAGTTTGGTCCATTGTTTTTTCAGGATGAAGTCTTGGGTCAAGAATTGGTATTTTTGAATTAGACATTGAACCATCTGAGTTTACAAGTTCTTCAATTTCTCCACCTACTTCCTTCGTAGTCTTTTTCTTTTTTTTCTTAACCAAAGAGTTAATATATTTTTTTACATCCTCAACTTTGTCTGCAGGGACTTTAACCATCACATCTTTTTTTCTGGCTTCCGTCAGAGTGTTCTCTGATGAGAAATAAAGATGGAATTCTTTAGCTTTTTCTCTTATCAAAAAATAATAAGGACTGGAATAAAATTCTTTGTCTATCTCAATCATACAAATTCTTTATACATAAATACTATCTCACAAAGTATTTATCATAAGTTTATGGCTTATCAGAATATTCTACAGTACAATTACAGAAAATATGGTTTAGTTCCTGTCAGAGAAATCTCAGATATATGTCTGGCAACTGACGAAAGAGAATTCAACCAAGAGGTTGTTTTTTCTCCGCTTCTCATTGGACAAACTGATGGAAACGTAATGCCTTTCAGGTTTGATTTTGATTCTTCAGCCACAACACTTTGTCAGAGAACAACTTGTTCTTTTGACTCCGACACAATAGTATCAGAAAACTATTGGAACCCTGATGATATTGACCCAAATATTTGTCCAACAGCATCGACATTGTGTAATGTCGGTTTGACCGGTATAGACAACGGACTTGTAAAACAAATATCAGGTGAGACAATAGATATTACAACCGGACTTTATACAAACATTAACGACAAGTTTAGTCGTTACAAATATGACAGACGTTTCAAAATGCACCCTATCACTGGTTTTACAACAACAAATAACAGACTTTGGAACGACAACTCATACACCTATAATTTAGATTACACCACCTATGGAGATGAAGTAGGTTATTTCGCAAGATTACAAGGGGGATTTTTCCAAGGATTCTACAAATTAGCTGGATACGAATATCAAATTTTTCCCGAAAGACCAAATCTCGGTTGGAGTGCTGAGTTCATGTTGAGGTATAGATGGACAGGTACTACTAATATTGGTCTCAATAACCGCTATCCCGATAACAAAGGTACTTTCTTTTTCATGGGGGCAAGAGCCGAAAACAAATTCTATCACTACGCTGATGGCAGTCCGAAACAAGATACAGGATACACAAGGGTTACATCGGGTCTAACTTGCATGAATACTTGTGAGTGCGGTCTATCAGGAATTTCAAACTCTCATAGTTGTATACCTGTTTATCAACCCTCAGGAGTAACCTCGACAAATTGTAATTGTGGATGTCCTTGTTCTTGTGGAACTTATGCTTCAATACCTGAATTAGACCCACTTTATGATGGTGTTTCAAATGCCATGTCTATAAGACTTTCAGGGGACACAGGAAACCCAAGAGTTTGTGTTAAAGTTTATACTATTACAGGAGGTTGTGAAACCACTGGAACTTGTACGACAGGACTAACATATCATACAGGAACGTCCGTAACTGAATGGTGCTCAACAAGGGGTATATTTGATTTTTGTACCGGAACCACTTACTCAGAAACAGAACATTGGGTTCAAATAGATGCTGTGTTCAGAAGAAGAGAATGGTTTGAATTATGTGATTTGAGAGATTTGGGTGGTTTAGGATTGATTGTTTCCAAAGAATATACGGCCACTACGGCTAACAATACGTTAAGTTTAATCGAACCTCCTATAACCCATGACAATGTCGAACCCGCCACAACTGAAGTTGTACATTTTAAAGACTCTTGGTTCGAAGAAAAAAGATATAGATTAGGTGATTTTATAATTTATGTGAACGGAAGACCATTTATGATTATTCCTGATTTTGAGGAAATAATTCCAAGACTTCTTAATACACCAAGAGAAAAACAAATTGGTGTAGGATATAATATTTCTCTCGGAGGAGGTACTCAAGGTCTTCATGACAACCTTACTTTATCTGGAGGATGTCCACCTTCTCTTACAGGAATGACCTACCAACAAGACCCTGAGTGTCTCACCACTGAAGACTTAACACATACAATTTATTCAGGTTTAACAACAGAAATAAAATTGGAAGAAATTTTCGGGGGAAGTTTTATTGGTGATATAAGTGCCTTTAGAATGTATACTGAGCCATTGGATGCCTCTGAGGTTGCCCACAATTTTAGATTGTTAAAACAAAGATACCAACTATTAGACCCTAATTGTGTTGTTTGTGTAATTGATTGTCCTCCAAACGATTTAATATATTCTTTCTACCCATGCCCAACACCAACACAAACATCAACTCCAACAAATACACCATCAAACACGCCAACACAAACCGTAACACCAACTAACACAATAACACCCACACCAACAAATCTAAGAACACAATTCATTGTTTGTTCAGGGGTCACATCTTACGATGCCTGCAATTGTACTGACACAGGTACAATATGGGGTGATAAACCAAATTTTGATGACAATATAGAATTTTATGATTCCGTGTTCGGACCTAACACTACAGACTTGACAGGTTATTTTGCGTATGGTAATGTGGTTGTGGAACTTAACTCAAGTGGTATAACTATAAGTCCGTATTCATTATGTACTACTCAAACACCAACACCTTCTTTCACACAAACTTCAACACCAACACAAACATCAACACCTACACAAACTCAAACTAATACCGAAACTCCAACTAATACACCAACAAATACTACCACCTCAACACCTACTCCAACCAATTCAAGGTTCCAATTTAATGTCTGTTCAGGAACTACACTAAGTGATGCATGTTTGTGTCTTGATACGGGTACAATTTGGGGTGATGAACCAATTTTTGATGAAAATATTCAATTCTTTAATTCAATATCAGGTCCCAACACTGTGGATTTAACTGGTTATTATTCATATAACGATGTTGTTATTGAATTGGATTCTGATGGATTCACAATTGGTGCATTCTCATTGTGTCCGACACAAACTCCAACAAATACTGTTACTCCAACAAATTCCGAAACGCCAACACAGACTCCTACTGAAACTCCTACTCAGACAGAAACGCCAACACAGACTCCTACTGAAACTCCTACTCAGACAGAAACACCAACACAAACCGAGACACCTACTCAGACTGAAACACCAACCCCTACAGAAACCCCAACACAAACTCAGACTTCAACTCCAACTGAAACTCCAACTCAAACAGAAACTCCTACTCAGACTGAAACACCAACACAAACAGAAACTCCTACTCAGACTGAAACACCAACACAAACAGAAACCCCTACTCAGACTGAGACCTCTACACAAACTCCAACCGAAACACCAACTCAAACCGCAACTCCGTCAACTACAGCTACAATTGGTTCCACTTCAACTCCAACTGAAACAAGTACTCCAACACCTACCGAAACACCAACCGAAACACCAACAAATACAACAACGCAAACTCCAACAGAAACATCTACTCAAACACCAACACAAACCGAGACACCTACTCAGACTGAAACACCAACCACGACTACTACCGAGACATTGACAGCAACCCCTACAGAAACGCCAACACAAACTGAAACACCTACCTCATCTGTTACATCTACACCGACCGAAACTCCTACTCAAACTCCTTCTCAAACAGAAACTTCTACTCCGACAAATACAGAAACGCCAACTCAGACAGAAACTCCGACTCAAACTCCAACTAATACAGAAACTCCTACGAATACACCAACAACTTCAGAAACACCTACACCAACACCAACCTTACCTGACGATAATTTCTTGTTACAGGAAGACTACTTTATGATTTTACAAGAGGATGGATTTGGAATTTATATTCAATTCCCGACACCTACCCCAACTCCTACAGTTACAGAAACACCAACTAATACTCCAACTGAAACTTCAACAAGTACTCCGACAAACACAACAAGCATCACTCCGACGCCAACTTCAACACCTACTCAAACATCTACACCAACAGTAACACCTACTGAACCATTCTTCCTATTATTTGAAGATAGTTCAATTGCTACGGCAGAAAATAACGATAATATTGAAATAGATATAATATAAAAAAATAGATTAAAATGGCAAATACAAAAATAAGCGCGTTACCAACATTTACGGGAAATACTAATGGGTCGTTTATTGTTATGAACAATAGTGGTAATACGGAATCATTTAAGGTGGCTAAAGAAACACTATTTAGTGGATATACAACAAATGTTGTGTCACCCGTCTCAGGAAGTTGGACTTTATCTGCAGGAACAAATACTGTTAGTTTTACAGTTACTGCAGGTGAATCATATGTTATGTGGGTGAATGGAAATATTCCAAACGGTATTATTAATTGGAATGCAACAGTAACACTATCAAACACAAACGTTCCTGCAATAGGTGTTCAGTATGGTTGGTATTATCTTGCGGGAAATGCTTTGGTGTTAACATCAATACCAAGTCAGATAGTTGGAACTGCGGGAGCCATTATTACCACATCACCACCAGCTTCAAATTCAAACACCTTTACATTTGGTATAACCAATAACAGTGGAACATCTCAAATAATATATTACGGATATATCAAAATAAGTTAAAATCAAAATACGGACTATAAAAACATATTTATAAAATAAAAACAAAATGCCTAATTTACCTATATCCCAATTACCATTAGCAGTTTCAGGACAACCTGAATCTTGGATGGCGATTGTAAACTACGATGTTGACCCATCAGGGATTACAAATAAAATATATTTTTCATCATTAACAGAACAATTTTCAGGTTCAACGGGAACGTCAGGTACTTCAGGAACAAGTGGAATAGACGGAACATCTGGTACGAGCGGAATAGATGGTACATCTGGAACATCCGGTTCATCTGGAACAAGTGGAATAGACGGAACTTCAGGAACATCTGGTTCATCAGGAACAAGTGGAATAGACGGAACATCTGGTACGAGCGGAATAGATGGTACATCAGGAACATCTGGAACAAGCGGAGTAGACGGTACTTCAGGAACATCTGGTTCATCAGGTACATCTGGAACAAGTGGAATAGACGGAACATCTGGTACGAGCGGAATAGATGGTACATCTGGAACAAGTGGAATAGACGGAACTTCAGGAACATCTGGTTCATCAGGAACAAGTGGAATAGACGGAACTTCAGGAACATCTGGTTCATCAGGAACAAGTGGTACTTCAGCACCAACACCACCTTTTGCACTTGTTTACGGTTTATTTGCACAAACCGCAGATAGTACTACCATAAGTGCGACTACAGTTGAGACTTCACTTATTAATGGTGGTGTGGGTACTTTAAGTGTTCCTGCAAATGGATTTTCTGTTGGTGATAGTTTCAGAGCAGATTTCGGGGGCATAATAACGGCAGCAAATAATCAAACCATTGATTTGAGAGTAAAAACGGGTTCGGTCGTTTTAGCGGATAGTTTAGCCCAACCTATTACAAATATCACAAATAACGTTTGGTCTCTTTCAATAAACTTCACAATAAGAGCAACTGGTACTACAGGTGTTGCATCAATAGTGACTTTGGGAACATTCAATTATACAAAAACTGTAAATGGAACTATTGAGGGATTTTCATTCAATACCGTGAATAATACAACATTTGATACGACCGTAAGCAATACATTGGATGTAACATTACAGTGGGGAAGTGCGAATGCCGGTAATTTAGTTTACAGTGATATTTTCGTCTTGAATAAAATTTATTGATTTATGTCAGATTGTGGTGTAACTATATCAAGTATCAATTTTAGTGGACAACTCACTAATGTAGTTTTCATGCCTGACTCAGGTGGAACAATTACTCTTGGTGAAAAAGTTTTTCCATTTACGTATGAATCCGATTATGTTTACGGAACATTTTATTGTTATCTACCAAGTTGCAAATACACCTATACAGTTGTAATACCAGGACCAACGCCCACACCAACAGTCACACCTCCAATTACTCCAACACCTCACCCAACACCCACACCAACACCCGCTCTCGTTTATATGGACAATCTTTGGACAGATTCTGTTTGGAATAATGCTTGTGATGAAGCCGGTTACGGACCTTCAAATGTTACAATTTACTCATTTATTCCATTCCCTGAATTGGTTGCTGGTGATTATGTTTATGGAAATCCTTTATGTACAATACCTCCAATCGGAGCTCAAATGACAATTACCGATGGTAATACATGGATACAAATCGACCTACTGACAGGTTTAGTTGTGAACATTGGAATTTGTCCATAAGTTAATTGAAAAAAGAAAAATTTTTCTTCGGGGACAAGTATTTATATAAAAAAGATTTAAAATGGCGTGCAGTAAATATAATCTAACGAATACAGGAACCACAATCGTCACATTCAATTATCAAAGATGTGATGATGCACTGTGGCAATATCAAGTGGAATTATTACCAAATGAAGTGAAAAACATTTGGTTGTTAAACAATACTTATTCATCGGCATTTCCGAGAATTGTAGTTGTAAATGAGGGTGAATTTCCATCACTTACTGTAACTCCAACTCCAAGTACAACTCCCGCAGTAACACCTACTCCTACAAATACAAAAACACCTACACCAACCCCGACTAACACTCAAACGCCTACACCAACTAACGTTGTAAGATATGCTTTTGGTGGTGTTTGTCATAGTGAATCAGACCCAACTGATGCTTGTGAGTGTATTAGTACATCGACTCTTTTTGGTAATAATCCAGAATTCAGTGCTTCAACTTTATTCTGGTCTAGTTCCGTTGGAAATACAGGTAATGCTGTAGGATTTTATAATGTTGATGGAACAATTTATCAGTTAAGCTATTGTGATGGAGTAACAGGATGTACTTCTGGTTCAACAGTTTTAACAACTTCAATCTGTCCAACTCCTACGGCAACTATTACTCCATCCCCCACACAAACTCCAACATCAACACCACCTAACACACCAACTCAAACAAGTACTTCTACCCCAACCCCTACCCCTGTTAGATTTTCATTCTCAGTAGGTTCAGGTGCTACAATCAATGACGCTTGTGCATCAGGTGTTGTTGGTACTATATGGGGTAATGACCCGGTCTTCGACCAATCAACTCAGTTCTATCCGGATAGTTTCGGTCCAGCGGTTATGGAGGCAGGTTTCTATAGTAATTCTGGATTAGGTGTAGAAATTGATAGTTCAGGAAACCCTGGCACATTTGAACTTTGTTCGGCTTTACCAACACAAACACCTACGATGACACCAACAACTACAGAAACACCAACACCTACTCCTACAACAACACCGACGGCAACTCGTGGGTATTATGAATATACTTTAGGTTCAGGTGCAACATCGGTTGACGCTTGTTCAGGTTATACCTCATCACCTAACACAGTATATGGTTCAGTTGCTGGTGGAATAGGTCCTAACGTAGGTGAGACACTTTACCAAACAGCCGGCAATCCACCTGCTGACCCAGTTGCTGATGGATACTATTCAAATGGAACCGCTTGGTATTTGGTGAGTGGTGGTTCAGGATTGATTACAAGCTCTGACCCTAACGGTTGTTAATAAAAAAACTTTTATAAAATTAAACCCTCTACTTTCGTGGAGGGTTTTTTATTTTTATAAAAAATATATTTCATGAACAAAATTTTTATTCAAATCGCATCTTACAGAGACCCACAGCTTGTTCCAACAATTAAAGATATGTTGGCAAATGCCAAAAAACCTGAAAACCTTGTCATAGGTATTGCAAGACAATATTCTGAAACTGATGGTTTTGATAACTTGGATGAATGGAAAGATGATAAAAGATTCAGAATTTTGAATATCCCATACCAAGAAGCAAAGGGTGTTTGTTGGGCAAGACACTTAGTTCAACAACTTTATAAAAATGAAAAGTATACAATGCAAATAGATTCTCATATGAGATTTGAAAAGGATTGGGATGATTCTTTAATAAAAATGATTAAGGGTCTACAAAAGGACGGGTACAAAAAACCTCTACTTACGGGTTACGTACCTTCCTTTGACCCTGACAACGACCCCGCAGGGAGAGCAAAAGATGCTTGGAGAATGGTATTCGATAGATTTATCCCTGAAGGGGCTGTTTTCTTTTTACCCGAAACAATACCAGGTTGGAGAGAAATGACAAAACCTGTAACTGCAAGATTTTATTCAGCACATTTTTGTTTCACTTTGGGTGAGTTCTCTAAAGAAGTTCAACACAATCCTGAATATTATTTTCATGGCGAAGAGATTTCAATAGCGGCGAGAGCTTACACGTGGGGATACGACTTATTTCATCCACACATTCCTGTTGTATACCATGAGTATACTCGTAAAGGAAGAACAAAGCAGTGGGATGACGATAAAACATGGGGGGATAAAAACAAACATTCACATCTGACAAATAGAAAATTATTTGGTATGGATGGTGAGAAACAAGAAGGTCATGATGGTCCGTACGGATTCGGAACGGTAAGAACCTTAAGAGATTACGAAAAATATTCGGGTTTGTTGTTTGAAAAAAGAGCGGTACAAAGATATACATTAGACAAAAATTACCCTCCAAATCCTTATAATTACGAAAATGAAGAATCTTGGAAAAAAGATTTTGCTTCAGTTTATAAACATTGTATTGACGTTGGATATTCAAGTGTTCCTGAAAAGGATTATGATTTTTGGGTAGTTGCTTTCCACGGACCGAACGATGAAACATTGTTTAGAAAAGATGCGGATAAAAACGAGATTGCCAGAATGATGAATGACCCAGACAAATATTGTAAAATTTGGAGAGAATTTCAAACAGACGTTCTTCCGAAATATTGGGTTGTATGGCCTCACTCTGAATCAAAAGGTTGGTGTGATAGATTAACGGGACAACTAAACCACAATCACGTAAGTTAATGAATCTATCCAATATACCCAAATTTGTTGTTAATTTGGAACGAAGACCTGACCGGTTGGAACATATCAAAAAAGAAATGGAGTACATCGGTTGGGACTTTGAATTATTCAAAGCAATTGATTTGAACAATCACGGAGGTTGTAGTTTATCTCATTTCGAGATTTTGAAATTGGCGAAAGAAAGAAATTACGAGTCTGTAATGGTCATAGAAGATGATTGTACATTTTTACCTTATTCAAAAAGTTTAATAAATAAGATTGAAAATGAGACTGATGATTTTGAATTCGGTGTGATAAATTTTGCCCCCACTTTGAATAGACCAGTATTACAAAGTTCAAATCAACCTTTGTTCTTGGATATAACAACCCTTCCTCCAAAAAAAGAACATGAAAGGGGAATATTTGCAACAAATTTTATGTTATACCATAATTCTATTTATGATGGAGTTATGGAAATAGCAAAACCTGAAAATTTGGGTTACTATGCGATTGATGATTTTATTTATCAATTTGTCTACCCAAGAAAACAGAGTTATTCTCCAATCCTACCATTAGCACCGCAAATTAGTAGTTGGTCTGATGTTTCTCAAGGACAATATAATAACTTTTACACTCAAACTTACAACTGGAATTTATACAGTCCCTTTAAAATTCCTACTGAGTTTTTGAATGGTGTCAACCTTAAAGAACTTAAAGAAAATAATATTCACAAAGATTTTTATTATGTCAGTTAAATTTATTACTTGTATCTACAGTGATTTGAATGGTACAGAGTTTGGAGGAAGACCTCAAAGAGTAAGTCATTATAGATACAGTTTATTATCTCTACTTAAAATGACTGAAGCCGATTTTTTGTGTTACACATCAGACAGAGAATTGGAAAATCTAAAAACCTTTTTTTATGAAACACACCAAATCAATCCAAGTAAATTGGAATTTAAAGTTTTTGATTTAACTCAAACAAAATTCAAAGATTTGATTTTATCCTATAAGGATGTTGGTGCAATAAAAGCAGGTGACAGATGTATTGAAATTCAATATTCAAAATTTCATTGGTGGTGGAATGAAGATAAAAGTTATGATTACTACTATTGGATTGACGCAGGTCTTTCTCATTGTGGTTTAATCCCTTTAAAATATTTGACCAATAACCAACTTGAAAGAAGGTATTATGAATCCAATCTCTTTAATAATGATTTTTTGAAAAATATGATTGAAGATACGGGTGATAAGTTTTTACTCATTGGTAAAGAGAATGAGAGAAACTATTGGTCAGGAACATTGGACCCCAAATGGTATAAAAACTATGATAGAAGTATTCACATCATTGGTGGGCTTTTTGGAGGACACAGAAGCAAGTGGGATGAAGTTGTAAACTTATTCGAAAGTTATGCAAAAAATGTTATTGAAGATATCAAACAATTGCCCCACGAAGAAAACATCATGAGTCTCATGTTTTTCAATCATCAAGATTTGTTTTATAGAAAACATTTCGATATTTGGTGGTGTAGGGACAATGCACCAAGTGGAGTAGATGAAACTTTCTTTACATTGAATAAAAGCTTTTTCAGAATATTAGAAGAATTTAATAGAATTTATGAATAATATAACTCTTGTAACAGGAATATGGGATATTGGAAGGTCATCTCTCTCTGAGGGTTGGGCAAGACCCTTTCAACATTATTTGGATAAATTTGAATCCTTATTGAAAGTAGAGGAAAACCTTATTGTGTTTGGCGAAGCCTCGTTGAGGGACTTTGTTTTCCAAAGACGGAGTGAAAAAAACACACAATTTATAGAACGACCTCTTTCTTGGTTCATTAACAATGAGTTTTATCCCTTAATTCAACAAATTAGAAATAGGGAAGATTGGAAAAACTTGTCGGGTTGGTTAAAAGATTCAACACAAGCAAGATTGGAAAATTATAATCCACTTGTTATGTCCAAGGTTTTTCTTTTACACGATGCGAAAATTATGGACAGGTTTGACTCTGAATATATGTTTTGGATTGATGGAGGATTAACAAACACAGTTCATCCCGGTTATTTTACTCATGACAAAGTATTGGATAAACTAACCAAATACATTTCCAAGTTTTCATTCATTTGTTTCCCTTATGATGCAGAAAGGGAAATTCATGGATTTGAATATAATAAATTGAACGAGCTGGCTGGTGCCAAAGTAAATAAAGTGGCAAGAGGAGGGTTCTTTGGTGGACCAAAATCAACAATACCTTCAATAAACTCTATCTATTATGGATTGTTAAAATCTACTCTTGAAGAAGGTTACATGGGAACTGAAGAATCAATTTTCAGTATCATGTGTTACAAACACTCTGATTTGATAAATTATTTCAAAATTGAATATAACGGACTTATTGGTAAGTTTTTTGAAGACTTGAAAAACGATGTGTTGGAGGCCAAAAATGAAACAAGTGTTGTATCAAAGAATAATCTTGATATCAACAAAGTTGGATTGTATGTAATCACATTCAATAGTCCAAAACAATTTGAAACTTTGATAAATTCCTTTTTGGAGTATGATAAAGACTACCTCAATAAAACAAAGAAGTTTCTTCTGAATAACTCAACAGATGATTCAACCTTCGAGGCTTACAAATATCTATGTGAAAAGTATGACTTCGAACACATTATACCTGATGAGGGTAATTTAGGAATTTGTGGTGGAAGACAGTTCATTGCAGAACACTTCGACAAAACTGATTTAGATTATTATTTGTTTTTTGAAGATGACATGTTTTTTTATTGTAAAGACGGAGAAGTTTGTAGAAATGGTTTCAATAGAAAAGTAGACAACTTATACACAAAATCTTTGGAGATTGCTAAAAAAGAAAATTTTGATTTCTTAAAGCTAAATTATACTGAGTTCTTCGGTGACAATAGTGTGCAGTGGTCATGGTACAATGTACCCCAAAATGTTAGAGAAGAGTTTTGGCCTGGTAAACCAAGACTTCCACAAATGGGATTGGACCCAAATGCACCAAAACTTGAATTCAATTCAATTTTATCACACAAAGGGATTCCTTATGCGACAGGTGAGATTTACTACTGTAATTGGCCTCAAATTGTTTCAAAAACAGGAAATCAAAAAATGTTTTTGGAAACAACTTGGGCGCATCCTTTCGAACAGACATGGATGAGTCATATGTATCAACTCACCAAAAAGGGTCAATTGAAACCCGGTATTTTGTTGATGACACCCACGGAACATAACAGGTTCGAACATTATAATAGAGAACTTCGTAAAGAGTCATAACAATATATTTATTGTTATGGAATTTTATATTGCAAAGAATGCCACCCTTCCTTTGTTGAAAATGCAAGTTGTTCAAGATGGTAGGTCAAGTTATTTGGAGTTTATGGAATCTCTTCCATTTTCCACCATCTATTTTACAATGATAGATTATTATACGGGTGTTCCAAAAATCGTATCTGCACCCTGTTATATTACTTCATTGATATTACCTGAACCAGGTGCGGGTGTAGAGTACTATATTTATTTCCAATTTACTTCAATGGATACAGACACACCGGGTAGGTATCAAGGTCAATTTTTGATTAAAAATGAAGAAGGTAATCTTATTTTACCTCTCAGAGAACAACTTTTCATTAATATTGAAGACAGTTTTATTGCTGAGTCTCCTTGTTGTTAATTTGATATAAGATAATTTTTTTTTATATTTATGGGTAATGAGTAAGGTAAACTTCACGATAGTGTGAAAGCCAATAAACCACTCGTAAATTTTATGATTTCGAATAAAGAAATTGAAGAGTTTCTTCAAGGGAACGACCCTGAAGAATTTATAGTTGCAATAGAGTTTGATTACGTTTCAAACTCAATTTACAAAGTCAAAGAAATACCAGGTAAAGGTAAAGACATCAGAAAAGACCAATTTATTCCATTCGCGTGGGTTGGTGACCTAAGAGGTCTTGGTTTCTACAACGATTCCAAAATGGCACAAAAAGAAGCCATGACAAAGTATGGAATAGTAATTGACAAACTTGAAACCAAAGGAGATGAAAGACTTGAAAAAGGTCTTACATTTATGGTGAAGTCTCTTAAAGGATATAGAGAATTAATTCAATTTTTTCGTGATGGAAATTTGGACCCTTGGGGTGATAAGGCAAAAGACAAAATAATGATTCTCCCTCCCGTAGAACAATATCTAATAGCCAAAGAAAAAAGATTGTTCAAAGGGTTTGATGACTACGACCAAGTCACTCGATTAGTATTTGACTTGGAGACTAACGCCCTTGACCCCAAAGACGGTCGTATTTTCATGATTGGGATAAAAACAAATAAGGGTTACCATAAAGTAATTGAGTGTCTCGATGAATCTCAAGAAAAGGGTGCAATTATTGAATTCTTCAATATCATTGACCAAATCAAACCTTCTATCATTGGTGGTTATAATTCAGCAAACTTCGACTGGCACTGGATATTCGAAAGAGGTCAACGTTTAGGGATTGACATGAGAAAATCAATCAAATCGTTACACCCCCAACATTCTTATACAAGAAAAGAATCAATTCTTAAACTCGCGAACGAGGTTGAAGATTATTTACAGACTTCAATTTGGGGTTATAACGTAATTGACATTATTCATGCGGTAAGAAGAGCACAGGCTATCAATTCGAACATCAAAGCCGCTGGTCTTAAATACATCACCAAATTCATTAACAAAGAAGCTCCTGACCGTGTTTATATAGAACACACAGACATCGGAAAGTTTTATGCTGAGAAAGAAGAATTTTGGTTGAACACACAAAATGGTAAATATAAAAAAGTAGGGGTTGACCCTGAAATCGATAATGTTTGCAGAAGAAGGGAAGATATATACATCAAAACTACGGGTGACAATCTTGTAGAAAGATATTTGGATGATGACTTGGAAGAAACTCTCGCTGTAGATAAAGAATTCAATCAAGCATCATTCTTACTTGCATCAATGATTCCAACAACTTACGAGAGAGTTTCAACAATGGGTACCGCAACTCTATGGAAAATGTTGATGCTTGCATGGTCTTACAAGCACGGACTTGCAATACCACAGAAACAAAGTAAAACAGACTTCGTAGGAGGTCTTTCCCGACTACTTAAGGTTGGGTATAGTAAGAATGTACTCAAGTTAGACTTCTCGTCTCTATACCCTTCTATTCAGCTCGTACACGATGTATTTCCCGAGTGTGATGTTACAGGTGCAATGAAAGGTATGTTAAAATACTTCCGTGATACACGTATCAGATATAAACAACTCGCTGAAGAGTTTGAAAAAACTGACCCACAGAAATCCGCGTCCTACTCTAACAAACAATTACCTATTAAGATATTCATTAACTCTATGTTCGGGGCTCTTTCTGCCCCTCAGGTGTTTGCGTGGGGTGACATGTACATGGGGGAGCAAATCACTTGTACAGGTCGACAATATCTTCGTCAGATGATTAAATTCTTTATGAGTAAAGGATATATCCCACTGGTTATGGACACGGATGGTGTAAACTTTTCAAGTCCCGAAGATGTAGACACTCACAGATATATCGGTAGAGGTCTGAATTGGAAAGTAAAAGTCGGTAAAGAGTATACAGGTCCTGAAGCTGACGTTGCAGAGTATAATGACATTTTCATGAGAGGTGAGATGGCCTTGGATACCGATGGTGTTTGGCCTTCATGTATAAATCTTGCCAGAAAAAATTACGCGGTTATGGATGCAAAGGGAAAGATAAAGTTGACTGGCAATTCTATCAAATCAAAAAAACTTCCATTATATATCGAAGAGTTTCTCGACAAAGGGATAAAATATCTTTTGGAAGGTAAGGGTAAAGAATTCATTGAATATTATTATGAATACCTACAAAAGATTTTTGACCAAAGAATTGCATTATCGAAGATTGCACAAAGAGCTAAAGTAAAACTCACATTGGATGACTATAAGAAAAGATTAACACAAAAGACTAAGGCGGGAAATTCCATGTCAAGAATGGCCCATATGGAACTTGCAATTCAACAGAATTTGAATGTTAATTTGGGTGATGTTATAATGTATGTAAACAATGGTAAAAAGGCTTCTCAAGGTGACGTGCAGAAAATGACCGCAAAACAAATCAAGGATTTGAATGCAACAAATAAGTTGGAAAATCCAAAAGCGGTAGAAATTTCGGAAGGTGTAATTGTTAACTGTTACATGTTGGATGCTAATATTTTAGAAAATAATCCTGATACTACAGGAGAGTACAATGTACCAAGAGCAATTGTAACATTTAACAAAAGAATTGAACCGTTGTTGGTAGTGTTCCAACAGGAAGTGAGAGATGGTTTACTCGTGACTGACCCAGCAGAAAGAGGAATATTTACAACCTCTCAGTGTGAACTTATAAATGGAATGCCTTTCGAAGAAGGTGACCAAGACAAGTTGAAGGAAGATGTTTTGGATATTACAGAACAAGAATTGGAATATTGGAGAAAAAGAGGTTTGGAACCAAACTATATGTATGAACTTGCTGAGGAGGGTTGGGAAACAAAATTAGGATTGTTTCAATCCGTCTGAAGATAATATATACCAATTATTCCTTACAAATCTGAATTCAACACATGCGAGTTTGTCCAACTCAACTTCATCATATTCTTCATCAATTAAACCTAAATCAGGGACCACTAAAAGTTTTGTCATAGATTTTACGACTACGTGGTCACTTTTTTGGGAATCTAATGTTAAGATTGAATTTGGAACACCTCTTACAACAACACATGCCTCACCTTGAATTCTGTAACTTGGCTCTGACACCAAAGCAACATCAGAGGTTTCAATTCTGAGACCGTTAATAATTCTTGTCGACGGTATGGATTTAACAATGGCCATTAGATTACGTAAATTTGTCTCGGAAAAGCTCTAAATTTCATTTGTTTATTCAGATTTTCAGCAATAAGGGCTTCTCTTTCCATAACCTTTTCGGGTCTCAATCTTGTCAACCAACCTTCAGCTCCGATTAATTCTTCAAGTAATTTGGATTTTTCGTCTTTGGACTCTGTTGCTAAACTTTGGTAGTCCATCGTTATCTCTGAATCAGGTGTTTTTAGATTTCCTGAAAACTTACCTCTTACCCTTGATAAGGTTTCTTTGGCATAGGCGGTAAACCATCTTCTTACCCATTGTTGACCAGGAACGTTCAAGTCCTCCCAAGAAAGAGATTCGATTGGCACGTCAGTTGGAAGTTTGATAATATCTGGATTAGCTTTCAAACAGTCATTTCTGTCATCAGGTCCTACATCATAATACCAATACCAAACAGCCTTTCCAACATACAGGCTATAATTACTCCAATTGAATCTTCCACCTGGAGTGTTATAAAGGAATACATTTTTCTTTCCATCGGGTAAACCTGTTATTCTATAAGTTAATGAACCACCTAAGATTCTATTCAAGATATTGGCTTCTTGCATTCTAATTAGATAGTCAAAACCTGACATCATAAAGTATGAACCCTGATACCCCATCTGAGCGTAACCGGCTTCGTTTGCACCTAAACCAATACCACCAAACCCAAATCCACCGACGCCACCCAATCCAAACGCAGTCCATGGTTGGTTGGAGAACCATAATAGTTCGTTAACCTCTCTTCCCGCGGGAATTTCGTAGTTTTGAGTGTTTGCACTCAAGATAAAATAATCTTTCTTTAGAACCCAAGGACCTACTGTTTGTAGACCGACAATTTTGGAATATGCGTAAGAAAATTGTTGTTCGAAATCCATTGTTCTAGTAACAAGAGCTCTAGCAACAGATTTTTCATTCATATTCAAGTTTACTAAGTTCACCCATTGAGAATCAATGAGCCATTGTAAGACGTATTCCTCATAGTCTCCAATAGACAATTCCATCAATGAGTCTAACATCTCATCTGTTAGTTCTACACTTCTTAAGGGTGCACCCAATTGATTTCTTAGTCGATTATAAATTCTACTTCTTTCTGGTTCTGGAATAACTGCCATTAGAATGATTTACATATAAATATCATCTTAGTGTATAAATCAAATCATCAGGGGGGAACTTGTACGCATTGATTCCCAATTCAACATTTTGATTTTTGAAAACAATGGTTTCGAAAGAATTACTGAAAATCATAAAGTCAACATTGTATTTTTTTACACTGCTAGGAGTAAGAACCACAACCTTTCCCTCTTCGGTAAAATAAGTTGAGAATGGTTTTATTTGTGCGGTCATCACATTACCATCGATTGTAATTTCACCATCAAGTCCTTCTGAATCTGATTGTGCACCGAATTCACTTTTAATGTTTACGTTTTCTAATCCAAATTCTTTTTTCAGTCTTTTACTAGACCAAGTTTCTACTTTCTCCCCTTTAATTCTACTTTCACCTAAGTTTGACATGATTGCTTTGTAAAATGGAGATTCTTCGTTGAATATTTTTTCTGCTGCTCCAATCAATATATTTACTAATTTTCTTACACCAACAATTTGTTCAGGTAATGTTTTTCCCTTCAATATAATTTTTGGTCTTCCGACTTTTTTTAATATTGCGTTTACACTTTTTGTAATCATACAAAAGGCTCTATGATTACCTGCTAAATAACTTATATCGTGTCTTTGACCGTCTTTGTAAAACCCCTGCATTCTGTTGATTTCAAGGTCTTTGGGTCTGTATTCTAACCAAGGTACTTTTTTTAGTGCGGTATAAATCCCCCCACCATAAATTTTACTTATTTCGTCAGTTTTTAAAAGTTGTTGGAAAAATTTATCATCCTCTAAAGTACACGCTTGAATGTATGATGAGTCAGTATCTTCAATCAATAATTCCTGATTTAATTTAGATTCAATTAGTTTTGTTTTGGTTTTCATATCAAAAAGTTTTGATACGAAATCCCAATTGACTACTTTCCAAAAGTTTGTGATATATTCATCTCTTTTGTTTCTGTATTTGAGATAGTAAGCGTGTTCCCATAAATCTAACCCCAAAAGAGGAAACCCTCCGCCTTCAACTACATTCATTAGTGGATTGTCTTGATTTGGGGTAGACATAATTTTAAGACTACCATTTTTAGTTATAATCAACCAAACCCAACCTGAACCAAATCTATCTTTGGCAATTGTCTCAAACTTCTTTTTGAAATTTGTGAAAGTCCCGTATTCCTTTGTAATTTTTTTATAAAGGTCTCCTGTTAGTTTTTTTGGTTTGGGAGTGAGCATGTTCCAAAAAAGTGCGTGGTTGAATGCTCCACCTGCGTTGTTTCTGATTGTTTTATCGTATCTTGAAATGTTTTTGATAATTTTTTCAAGTTCCAAATCACCATAATTTTTCTTTGCTAATGCGTCGTTCAATTTATCTACATAACCCTTATAATGTTTGTTATAATGAAACTCCATGGTTTCAGGGTCAATGAACGTTTTTAGGGCTGAATAAGAATAAGGTAATTTTTCTATTCCGATTTTTTTCATTTCAGTGAGAAGTAAATTTTTTTCTTCGTTCACTTTGTTCTCCAAAATCTGATACTCTAGATTTTGAATTTGTTGTTCTATCTTCTTCATATCTAATGAAAGGCGTTTGTTATATAAATAACACGCTTTCTGTTATTATCTCATTTCGTTGATTCTATTCATTATTTCCTCAACAAAATCTGCGGAGTTTTGTACGTCTCCCATGACAGTTGCAATGACATTTTTCTTTTGATTTAGAATGTCATAAATTATTCCTTCAATTGTGTTTTCAAATATTGGATAGTATACCAATACATTATTTTTCTGACCATATCTATATGCTCTATCTTCAGCTTGAGAGTGGTCTGAAGGTAGAAATGAAAGGTCGTTCATTATAACCGCTTCAGCGGAAGTCAAGGTTATACCCACACCAGCGGCTTTTATATTTCCAACGAAAACTGTTATTTTTTCGTTTTCTTGAAATTGGTCTACCGCAAATTGTCTTTCTGCTTTTGACATCGAACCGTCAAGTTTAACTGCGGATTTTCCGAAGTGTTCGGTAATTTTATTGAGTGAGTCGGTGAAGTTACAAAAGATGATTACTTTTTTTCCTTGCTCCAAAATGTTCTCAGCAAGTTCTATTGTTTGAGTAATTTTTTCATTTGCAACAATTTGTCTGACTTTTGTCAGTTTAGTAAATTGTACTGTTAAAGATTTAGATTCTTCAGGATTTTTTTCATACCAATTATAATACTCACCCATTACCTCCTCGTACTCTTTTGATTTTAATCTAAGATAAACGGGTGTTATTATTTTATCAGGTAAATCTAATACATCTTCTTTGAGTCTTCGCAGTATTGTATTTGATGTTCTGTCTCTAAGTTCTTCTAGATTTGAAGACCCCATTACGTTCCATACTTTTCTCGGTCCTACTCTGAATTGATATCCTGAACAATACCTTATTACATAAGCCATCCAGTTTTTTGCTACAGGAGAATCTACCAAACTTAATAAGTTATAATAATCGATAGGTCGGGAAGTCATTGGAGTACCAGTCAATAACCAAAGTCTGTCAACTTTTTTTACAAGGTCATTGATTAGTTTTGTTCTTTGTGCTTGAGCATTTTTGATATAGTGTGCTTCGTCAATAACCACCAAATCAAAATTGGCTCCAAGAATTTGCGATTCAGCTTTTTTCTTAGTGTCATGGAAATTTTTTATAATATCGTAGTTTATAATAACAAAGTCGTGATTTGGGTCGAAGTTTTTACCCTCGGCAATATATACAGACCTGTCTGAATAATTTTCTATTTCCCTTTTCCAATTTATTTTCAAAGTTGCAGGACAAATTATTAATATTTTTTTTGCTTTTGTTTCGAGAGCTGCAATGATTGTTGAGGTGGTTTTACCTAATCCCATATCGTCAGCCAAAATAAACTTTTTATTTTCAACCAACTTTTGAATTGCTTCTTTTTGATGATTAAGTGGAGGACGTACAGAATATTTTGAAAAATCTATAACAACATCTTTGACTGTGTTGTCTTTTATAACAGCAGCCTTTGGTAACCAAAAATCGTGTAATTCTTCACTATCAAAAACTTTTCCCCAAATATGGAATGCTTTTTCTTTTTCGGCGAGTAATTTTTCCACCCAAACTTTAGTTGGTATTTCAGTGTAAAGTTTGTCGTCGGCTAGTTTTTGTGCAAAATATGCGTCAAGTATTACCCATTTTCTTGCAACTTTAGGTTGGTTTTCATGGTTATTAATAATATACTCTGATTGACTTCTTGTTGGGTAGAATTTCTTATTGACAATAGATTTCCTTTTCAACTCTAAGATATAGTTGTTTGCACCTTCATAGGTTTCAAGTATAGTTAGTGCTTTGGATTCTAAACTGACTTCAGGACTCATTTACTTAACTTCAACGTTTGTTCTTCCGTCGTTCCAATATTCTTCGCCACCATAATAAACAAAAATTTCTTCATCTTGTTCTATATCTCTCAAGGCAAAAAACTCAAAGGTGTCATTTTCGAGATTGGACCTCCAATTTGCATTGGGGGTATTACTATGGTTATAAAAACTTGAAAGTCCACAACCAACAACTTGTTTATCCCAATCGGATGTTCCTTGAGGCCAATTGAAACGGTAATTCATTAAAATTGCACTAGTGGTTTTTTTGGGGATTTCTAAATCCAAATAAGGGGTTACCTCGAAAATTTCGTCTTTAAGAATTTTCTGAGAAGCGAAAACCCCTTTACCATGAATGGAACTATTGTCCAAGTATATTTTCGTTGACGGATATAAACGCATAGCTTTTGATTGAAATATAACAAACAGAAATATATTTATCAATATGGCAGAAAACTTAGTTCCTATAACTAGACTTGGTAAATTCTTTGGTGGCGAAGATTATACTCTTGATATTGATATGGGTCAGGAATGGTTAATCGGTGATATGAACTTCACTGTTGTTTTGTACAGAATTGACAGATATAAAACCAAAACAGATGATGTCTACGGTGAGGTGTTAGAAGACGGAATTCAATTCTTGGCACCTGTTGAGTTGAAAGGTTATGTTCAAGTTTTAGCTCCAACAAACAAATTCCTTGGAAATTCAAGAGTGGAACAACAAGAGCCCGGTAATATGAGGTTCAGTGTATATCAAAAAACATTAGATGATTTACAAGTTGAAATTTTCATGGGAGACTATTTGGGTTATTATGAGAGTGAGGACAGGGTCAGATATTATGTTGTCTCGGATGACGGGTATGTTAAGTCGGACAATAAACACACTTATGGTGGATACAAACCGTTCTACAGAACGGTTGTTGCTACTTATGTGAGTGAAAATGAATTCAGGGGTATATAATGAAAATATTAATAAAAGAGTCTCAGTTCGACAATTTGTTTTTGGGTGCAAGAGTAATGGTATATTACAACTTACACAAACATACTTTTTCGGTAACATACTCAGGAAAGGTCATCATTCATGCTGATTATGTAAAACTTGATGACGTTGAATTCAGAGTGAGAGAGGCTGGTAAATCTAAAGTTAGAGATGAAAAAAGAAAAAATGTTCATGCCTTTGTCATTGGTAATTTGATTGATTATTGTGAGTTCCCTTGTGAAGATTTGGCCGAGCCTGAGGATGGTGTGGTAGTAACATATGACCCTTACAAGTATGATAGTTTCGTGATTAAAAAAACAGGGAAACCGGTCTATAACGCTAGTGAGGTTGAAATGGTCAATCTCAAAAATAAAATATATATAATTGAAGATTAAAGATGCCTTTACCTAAACAAGTCAAACCAACATTACCGTTAGTCCCAAAGAAAACTTTGAGTGCAAGAAGGGAGCAACTTTTGGAGTACATAAAAAAAGATGGTACTTATCTTCCGAAGTCTGTTCTTCATGCCGATTTGGATAAGGGTATGTTGGAGTTTTCAAAAAATGAGTTGAAAGTAGTAACCGCTGGTAAAATTGTCCCTTTCCTTGATATAATCATTACAACTCAGAATTGGTCACAATATTTGGAAACATGGAAATTTGTTGATTTGGATTACAACCCTAGTCCTCCCTTTATAACTTTAGTCAGAAGCCCTGAGGTTAAGTATGGTTCGAACCCCGCAACAAAATATAACATACCAAATAGGAAACAGTTTTATTATGCTTCGGTACCAACTTGGGATGGAAACATGCAAGGAATGGACATATATACAATACCTCAACCTGTACCTGTGGATATCAATTATAGTTTGAAAATAATTTGTAACAGGATGAGGGAGCTCAACCAACTCAATAAAAATGTAATGCAGACTTTTGCATCAAGACAAGCATATACTTTTATTAAGGGGCAATACGTTCCGATTATTTTGAACAATGTTGGTGACGAGTCTCAAATGAATATGGACGCAAGAAAATATTATGTTCAATCTTATGATTTCACAATGCTAGGTTATTTGATTGATGAAGAAGAATTCGAAGTAAAACCGGCAATCCAAAGAGTTACTCAATTAGTTGAAGTTGATACTTCCGTACTTAAAAAGAAAAGAAAAATTTGGCCCGAGAACCCAAGTCAGTTCCCAACTCAATTTTTATTTTTATCGGGAGTAACTTCTCTCAGTGAAAAAATAGATTTCACTGCAAACATGTCAATTTTATCTACCGACAACATCTCATCTTACGATGTATACATTAATGGTAACTTTTACGGGACTGACGTACCATTTATTCAAATAACATACAACGATGTACTCAACGTACAAGTAGAAAAAATTGACAACACCAAAGAAGCGATTATAAACTTTGACAACAAATTAGTTTAATCTTCCCCGTATATATCTTTTTTCTCTTGACACTTTTCGAGTATCAGATTTTCCAAAAATTTATAAATTTTAATTCCCCTCTTATCACAATACTTTTTTAGGATTTCGTGTACTGCAGGGTCAATTTTTATGTTTTTGATTTCTTTCTTTGTCCTCATGGTAGAAAAAAGGCAGAATTTATTCTCACCGTTTATAAATAGATAGTTAAAAGTAAAGTTTTTTCATTCGTATTAGAATATTTATCAATAAAATAAATCTGACAGAATAATTTTTAATAATGGCAACAACAACTGTAAACCAAAAAGTTTATGTTTCACCTGGCGTCTATACTTCTGAGACCGACTTATCATTTGTGGCTCAAAGCGTTGGTGTAACAACATTAGGTTTGGTAGGAGAGACTATAAAAGGTCCTGCTTTCGAACCCGTTTTCATAACAAACTATGATGAGTTTCAAGCCTTCTTTGGAGGAACTGAACCAGTGAAGTTTGTAAATACACAAATTCCAAAGTACGAGGCTGCATATATTGCAAAATCTTACTTACAACAATCAAACCAACTTTTTGTAACGAGAGTGTTGGGATTGTCTGGTTACGACGCGGGTCCGTCTTGGAGCATTTCCTTGGTGGCAAATCCTGACCCAACAACAATTGATATTGACACAGGAGTTGCTGCAATCAATTTTACAAGTGCGTTCTCAGGAAACACTGGAGGAACAGTAAATTTCTCAAGTTTACCAGCGGTAATTGCAACAAACTTCAACAGTCTTTATACTTTGAATGATGGTAGTACTTCTACCTTCAATAACGATTTTACAGATGCATTATTATCTGTATTCTCTAATAACAGTTTATCAGGTAACACAGCATTTGCTTGGGGAGCAATTCCAAGTTCAACTTACTTCAACGTATTAGGTGCAGGATATACTGGTTTCACAAACGAGTTCAGTGTTGATAATGTAAACTTAGACAATAATGATTTGTCTGCGGGAGACAATGATGCATGGTACTACGCTAACTTTGATTTACAAACAGGTAATGATTATGGTGGATACTCATTTTATTGGGCAATCAATCAAATGATTAATCCAAGTGCTGGAATTTTCTCAGGAACTGTATCAGGAACAATTTTTACATATTCGGGAAGTGCATATAGTGAGTGGAATAACATGGTTGTTGCAACACTTCGTTCAAGAGGTATCTCTTTATTTACAAACAGTTCAACAAGTCAAAACCACGGACCAATTTATGAGGTGACTGGATTGACTGATGTTGATTTAGTTTGTAACGGTCAATACACAGGGGTTACACAAAATCCTTTTTCTCTTTTTGGAATCTCAGGTGTTACTAAAGACGGTGATACTTTCCAATTTGAAACTTCATTACAATCAACATCTTCTGAATTCATTACGAAAGTATTAGGTGTTGACAACTTTGGTAAACCAAGAAACGAGGTTCCTCTATTTGTTGAAGAAATTTATTCAGGTTCTTTAACATATGGTTATAATCTGAGTTATATTAGAGGATTAAATTGTAATTTGATTGCGTTACCAGGTGCTAGACCTGAAACAGGAACTCCTTCAAGTTCTTCTATTGCTTGGAAACTTCAAAAATATCAATCTCCAAAAACACCTTTCATTGTTTCTGAATTAAGAGGTAATAAGGTGTATGATTTGTTTAGATTTATATCTATATCTGATGGAGATGCTGCAAACTCGGAGGTAAAAGTTTCTATTGCTAATATGTCATATAATAATATGACTTTCGATATTTTGATTAGAAATTTCTTTGACACAGATGCTAATCCTGTCGTAATTGAAAAGTTCACCAATTGTACAATGGACCCAGGTTCTAACAACTTCGTTGCTAAGAAAATTGGTTCTTCGGATGGTGAGTTTGCATTAATCTCAAGATATGTGATGGTTGAAATGGCTGAAAACGCTCCAATCGACGCATTACCTTGTGGATTTAATGGTTACACTCAAAGAATTTATGAAAGTACTACAAATCAAGGACCAAACATTGTTTACAAAACAAGATATTTTTATCCTCAAGAAACAATATGGAATCCTCCATTTGGAAATACATCAGGTGGACCTAATACTACTTTAGCACCTGGTGATGTTATAAGAAGAACATATTTAGGTTTTTCATCTTACTATGGTATTGATGATTCTTTCCTACAATATTTGGGACAACAAAATCCTCAAATTGATTGGGCTGATACAACTGAATCTATTCCTTGGAACGGACTTACAAAAGGTTTCCATATGGACTCAGGTGCTACTGTAATTTCAATTGGAAATATCTACACAACTAGCGGTCAACCGGCATATGAGTGTGGTGTTGCTAATTTTACAGCTGACCCTGAAACTCAAGAAAACCCTTACTACTTCATCTATTCAAGAAAATTCACAGTATGTTTTGCTGGTGGATTTGATGGATGGGACATTTATAGTGAACATAGAACAAATGAAGACAGGTTCCAACTCGGAGCGTCAGGTTACTTAGCTGGGGCGGCACCTTCTGTAAGATATCCAAATGCAACAGGTCAAGGATTGTTCAAGAGAATTGTTGTAGAAAACAATACTCAAGACTTCGCTAACACTGACTACTACGCTTATTTGTTGGGTATTTTGACATACCGTAACCCTGAATCAACTAACATTAACGTTTTCGCAACTGCAAGTATCGACTACGTAAATAACTCTAACTTGTGTGAAGAAGCAATCGACATGATACAGTTCCAAAGAGCTGACTCTGTTTATATTGTTACTACACCTGACTACGATATGTATAGTCCTGATGGAAGTGACGCACTACAAATTATTTACCCTCAGGAGGCTGTAGATAATTTGGATAACACAGGAATTGACTCTAACTATACTTCAACTTACTATCCTTGGATTTTAACAAGGGATACTGTTAACAACACACAAATCTATCTACCAGCAACTGGTGAGGTTTGTAGAAACTTAGCTTTGACTGACAACATTTCCTTCCCTTGGTTCGCAACAGCGGGTTACACAAGAGGTTTGGTAAATTCCATCAAAGCGAGAGTTAAGTTGACACAAGAAGATAGAGATACTCTTTATCAAGGTAGAATTAATCCTATCGCAACATTTGCTGATGTAGGAACCGTAATTTGGGGTAATAAAACACTACAAGTTGCAGATACCGCACTTAACAGATTAAACGTAAGAAGATTGTTGTTACAAGCTCGTAAATTAATTTCAGCGGTAGCGGTTAGATTGTTGTTCGAACAGAACGACCAAATCGTGAGACAACAGTTCTTGGATAGTGTGAACCCAATCCTCGATGGAATTAGAAGAGATAGAGGTCTTTACGATTTCCGTGTAACAGTTTCTTCTTCTCCTGAAGATTTGGACAGAAACACATTAACAGGTAAAATTTACCTTAAACCAACGAAAGCTCTTGAGTTCATTGATATTGAATTCTTTATCACACCAACAGGAGCTTCGTTCGAAAATATCTAATAAGGAAGGGGGGCTTAGCTCCCCCCTTTTTTTAGCCTTTTATGGAACCTATTATTAAAGAAGCTTTTATAGATGAAACAACCCCCGAACTCAAGTATTATGCTTTTGATTGGGATGATAATATTGTCCATATGCCGACCGAAATTATCTTATTAGATGAAGATGGTAATGAGGTAGGTATGAGTACAGAAGATTTTGCGAAGTACAGGACGGACATAGGAAAAAAAGATATTAATTATAAAGGAAAAAAAATTACTGGTTTTGCGGAAAACGCTTTCAGAAATTTTAGAACTGAGGGAGACAAGAAGTTTATAACAGATTCCCTCAAAGCAAAATTAGGACCCGCTTTTAAAGACTTCAGAGAAGCTATTAACAATGGGTCCATTTTCTCTATCATCACAGCCAGAGGACACAACCCAAACGCAATTAAAGAATCGGTCTACAACTACATTTTAACTGGTTTCGGAGGTATAAATAAAGATGAACTTTTGAAAAATTTACGGAAGTACCGTTCTTTTGTTGGTGAAGAAGAGATGGATGATGATGAGTTAATTAAGACATACTTAGCGATGAACAAATATTTTCCTGTAACTTTTGGGGACGAAAAAAATGCGATTAATCCTGAGGAGGCTAAAGTGATGGCGATGCAAGATTTTGTTGATTACATTAAAGGTATGGCTGCAGTTCTTAACAAAAAGGCTTTTCTTAAAAAAGATATAGGAAATAAATTCATTCCTTCTAAACCAATTATTGGATTTTCTGATGATGATTTAAGAAACGTAGAAGTAATGAAAAAAGCTTTTAAAAATAAACCAGAGATAAAAACTTATTCTACTGCTGGAGGAAAGAAGAAAGAAGTAAAATAATATTTATCATTTCGTGAAAAAAGTAAATAGAAATATTTTCTAACACCCTATATTTATAGGATATAAACAATAGAAACAAAATTATAATAACATGGCTGATTTACTGATGAAAATGCCAATACCTTATGAACCGAAACGACAGAATCGATTCATTCTTAGATTTCCTTCTTCATTGGGTATAAATGAGTGGTTTGTTGAATCTGCAGCAAGACCATCTATTAAAATCGCATCTAAAGAAATTGAATTTTTGAATACGTCTACTTTCGTTGCGGGAAGATTTAATTGGGACCCAATTTCTGTTAAGTTCAGAGACCCAATTGGTCCTTCAGCTGCACAAGCACTTATGGAGTGGGTACGTTTACACGCCGAGTCCGTGACAGGTCGTATGGGATATGCTGCGGGTTACAAAAAAGACATCGACCTCGAGATGTTGGACCCAACAGGAGTTGTTGTAGAAAAATGGATTTTATACGGAACGTTTTTAACCTCTGTAAATTTTGGTTCATTGGCATACAACACCGACAACTTAGCTGATATTCAAGCGGAACTTAGAATGGACAGATGTGTGTTAGTTTACTAATACTCTTTATAAAAAATCAATAGCATTTATATTTAACCGTAAAGACATAAACTTTACGGTTATTTTTTTTATATGGAAGATAAATCAAGAGAATTCGGTCAACAATTTTTAAGTTTACCCCACGACGTAGTCCCCCTTCCTTCAGGCGGAAGATTTTATAAAAACAAAAAGAAATCCCTCAAGGTTGGATATTTGACAGCCGCAGATGAGAATATATTATTGGGTGGTACAGATGATATCACAGGTTCTTTATTAAGAAACAAAATCTATGAACCTGATATGAGAATTGATGATTTACTCGAGGGAGACGTTGAGGCAATTTTGATTTTCTTGAGAAACACATCATTTGGTCCCGAAATGCAACTAACTTTGATTGACCCTCAAACTAAAAAGAGTTTCGAGACAAATGTTAGATTGGATGAATTAGATATAAAACAACCGAAACAAGACCCTAACGAAGACGGAACATATAACACCACACTACCAAAGTCGGGAGTTAATGTCAAATTAAAAATTCTAACCTACGGAGAACAAACTGAACTTCAAAAAATTTTGGACTCATATCCACAGGGTAGAGTACCCCCTAAGGTAACACTTTTATTACAAAGACAAATATTGGAAATAGACGGTAACTCGGACAAGGGAGAAATTGCAAAATTTGTTGAACAACTCCCTATCTCAGATTCCAAATACATAAGAAATTTCTTGTTCGATAATGAACCAAGATTAGATTTAAGAAGAGTTGTAATTGCCCCATCAGGAGAAAAACTAACTGTGAACGTTAGTTTTGGGGTTGAATTTTTTCGCCCTTTCTTCTGATTATAGAAAGAACCAATTAGACGAGTTTTATTATTTAAGTACACTTCTGAAGGTAAGTTATTCAGACTTCCTCATAATGCCCATATTTGTACGGAAATATCTTTTGGACAAGTGGATAGAGATTAATTCAACAGAAAAATAAAAAAACTCTATTTATAGAAAAATACACAGATGTTTTTTCAGTCAACAGACGAACAGAATGAAGCTGCAAAACAGGCGGTTAAAGCCACGGATTTTAGTGCACTTTCAACAGAGTTAGATAAGACGTTGAAAAGAATGACGGACTTGAAAGAAGGGGCGTCAGCAGTTTTCAGTATGTTCCAAGATTTAATTATTCAATCTGAGGAATTGAATAAGACCTTTGTTGGTGGTAGATTGAGAATACAGGAGATGCAAAAAGCTATAAACGACGCAGCTCCTGATGTAGTACGTTTAGGCGGAACATATGAAGATGTTAGTAAGACTATCAGCGAAATTGCTGCTGGTACAAGAACTCAAATTGTTGCATCAACAAAAGATGTAAGAGAGTTATTTGCTGCGGGAGAAATCATAGGAACATCGGTACTGAAAATAGTAGACGCTTTTGATAAAGTAGGTATAAGTTACGACAACATTGCAGAGAACTTAGCTGATTCTATTAGTTACGTTCAAGGAATAGGACAAAATGCGAAAGTCGTTATGCAATCCGTTGTTGCAAACACAGAACAACTTTCAAGATTTAATTTTGCAAACGGAGTTCAAGGTTTAACAAAAATGGCAGCACAAGCTTCGATGATGAGGTTTGATATGGGAAAAACATTTGATTTTGCTGAAAAAATGTTGGACCCTGAAGCCGCAATTGAAATGTCATCAGCCTTCCAAAGACTTGGAGTATCTGTAGGCAATTTGACCGACCCTCTTTCTCTTGTTAATCAATCCCTAACAGACCCGTCAGGTTTACAGAATTCTCTGATAAACATGACCAAACAGTTCACATATTTTGACGAACAAACAAGAAGTTTTAAGATTAATCCTCAAGGAATTTTAACTATGAGAGAGCTGGCGAACGCCACAGGGATAAGTGCTGCTGAGTTGAGAAAAACCGCACTAGCCGCGGCAGAGATGGACGCTAAGCTAGCAAAAATTAATACAACGGGATTGAATTTTGACGTCAGTGATGAAAACAAAATGTTGATTGCCAACGTTGCAAGGATGGGAGAAGGGGGAGAATATGAGGTGAGTATTAAAGATGATAGAGGAAACGAATATCAACAGAAATTAACTGAATTGACTGAAACAGAATTCAAAAGACTTATAGAACAACAATCAAAAGCACCCAAAACAATTGAAGAAATCCAACAATCACAATTGAATACGGCTGAGTTGATGTTGGGTGAAATTAAAGGATTGAGAGAGACTATGTCAACCGCGTTCTTCAATCTACCCAATGTTCAAAGTTCGATTGAAAGTACAACCAAACTTACAAGAGAGTCCATGGGAGCGTTTCAAAAAGTCATGGAAACATCAGGATTCAGAGAAAGATTGAGTAATATTAGGAAAGAGGAAACAGCTATTCGACAACAGGGATTAAGTCCAGAAAAGGAAAAAGAAGCTCTCAACAAATTATTCACAGAAGCTACCGAAGCAATTAAAAAACAAGCCCCTGAAATTTTGAGAGGAGCAGGTGTTGCTATTTCTACAATCAAAGAAGAATCAAACGAACAAGTAAAAGCGTTCACAGATAGTGTCGACAAATATTTTAATATTCTTTTCAAAAGCGAAGATAAAAGACCCAAACCAGGAAGTAGTCAATATGCCACACCAACACAATACGGACTTCTGTCAACAAGTTATGCGAACCCTGTTGCTGCGAGCACCGCAGCTGCAACCGCTCTTGGATTAGCCAAACCTGGTCCTTTGGAGGTAGAATTCTTAAACCCTACTTTGACTGTTAATGTAAATGTTTCAACACCAGCTGGTGTGGATTCTACCGCTCTTACACAGATAATCAAAGATGCACAAGTTCCATTACAACAAGAACTTTATAATGCTGTAAGAAAAGTTGCAATCAATAAAGGGGAGATAAAATCCGTAACGGCTTGATGACTGAAAAAAACGTTTTTTCTCTATTTATTTATAAATAAGTTGGAATGGCAGGTAGCCCATTAGATTTAGTAAACTCAGATGCTTTCAGAAAAAAGTTAATCACAAGGAACCTAACACCTTATGCTAAGGCTCCTAACAGACCTTCATTACCCACCAATCTTCCATATATACAAACAGATAGCTCTGTACAAGATAGTCCTGACCAACTAATTGATGAACCTTCATTTGCTAACCAATTATACCCTCTAAATCAATGGGGGGCAGAAGGAGGATTTCAACAAGTACCTGACCCTGGTGCACTTCTCAACACCAAATCAAACGAGGGCGAATACGGACCAGGTCAACAAGATGCTCACATATTAGACCAAGCCTCAATTGAACAATACAATTGGAAACCCAAAAATGCGTATTCCAATGGTACTCAAGAAGTTTTAGATAGTGGTGAGTATATTACTGAGCCTGATTGGATAAGAAGCGGTACACCAAATCTATATAATAACCAACCATATCCAACGACATTTGTACCCTCAGCATACGCACCAGTATCAATTCTTCTTTCACCAGACCCAGTTGGTAGTAACGGTCTGATGAGTCAAGACTCTTTTTTGGCTCAATTGGGTTCCAAAACACTTAAAAAAGAATTTCAAGAGAGAATTGCAACAAACATATATCAAAATACAGTAGGAAGAGCAAACCTATTTAATGTGAATAGTGGTACGGATATTCTCAATTTGGTTACCACCAGAGTTCCTTTGATAGAGCCGAATTGGGTGATTACAGTCCCCGAAAATCCAATACTTGCAGCATCAGATTTTGCTTTGAGATTAGCGGGAAGTATAATCCCTGTTTCACCTATACCTGGCTCTTATTTTGACACAAGTATAGTATTAGGTCAACCAACAACAATTCAACAGATTCGTAATGCTTTCAGACAATCAAATAGTGGTATAGGAAAGTTTTTCAATAGACTTCTTGGAGCAGACAGGACAGGGTCTCAAATTTTCTTAAATAATACTGGTGGTGGGCAAAAATCTAGATTGTTTGGTAATTTAAAATTCAACAGATTTAAACCAGGTTACGATAGAAACATTTTCGATAGATTGGGAGGAGTTCTTGTTGGGGCAAGAGAAAACAACTCTAATTTTTATATTGGTTCTGTCACTTCAGAACCATCACAAATATTTTCACCAGCAGGAGATTTACCTGTTAGTGAGTTCGGTGCTGAGGTACAAGCCCCTGTTTATGGTCCGAGTGAACTAGCTCAACTATATGAGGGACCGAATAGAGAAATCAGATTGGGTGCGAATGCACCGGCTTATGCAGATGGTGGAGGTTTAGAAGGGGGGTTGACTTGGGTTTCTCCAAAATATAAAGGTAATGCTGGTAAAAAAGTTGGTATAGGTGGTGAAGTAACAAACCCTGATGAAAATTTCAGACCATCCTCATATGTTACTACTGAGTCCACAAATATCGCATTCAGGAACGGGTCCATAATGGACGACACCCAAAGATTGATTGATAGTCAACCTAATGGTGGTAGAAGATTACAACACGTTGGAAACGCAATTGACCAAGTAAGTAAAGTATTCCATGATGGGTATAAAGAAATGACAAAAGGCTCAAGGGTACTTACGTACGTCGGTTCTTTGGGTCAAGAGGTGGGTTCGGAGTATTGTCGAGTTTTTGCTAAAGATTTACCTTATGCAGAATATTCAGACCTACAAAAGAAAGATGGGGTTGTTAATGAGGGTAGGAGATTTTCTTATTCTGTTTTTGACAAAACTTACAATCTGAATATCGCACCAAACAAACAAGAAGGTGGACAAGATTCGTCAAACCTTATAGGAACGGGTGACCAAGCTTATGCAAAAAAGTATATGTTCTCCATTGAAAATTTAGCATGGAGAACCTCACATACACCAGGAGTGAATGTGAATGATTTACCTATCTGTGAAAGAGGACCTAATGGAGGAAGAGTAATGTGGTTCCCACCTTACGGATTAACCTTCAGTGAGAGTTCAAGGGCTTCATGGAAACCCCAAGACTTTTTGGGTAGACCGGAAAAAGTTTACACATATACAAACTCAGAAAGAGATGGTACAATTACTTGGAAAATTGTTGTAGACCACCCTTCTGTGTTGAATGTGATTGTAAATAAAGTACTTGCAAATAATTCAAGTTCCGAAAGAATTAATGGACTTCTCGATTCATTTTTTGCGGGTTGTAAAAAATATGACTTGTATGAGTTGGCAAAAAAATATTATACCATTTCACCAAACGAACTATCAGTCCTACAACAAATAATTTCTTCCAAAGATGCAAGTAGAGAGGTTGTTGGTACAATCAGAGACAACCAAGCTTCGGGTGGTCTGGACACAGGAAACCAAAGTCAAATTTCAACTCAACCAAATCAACAAACACCTTCACAGAACTTTCAACAATTTGAAAACTTCGCATTATTCTTTCCAAATGCCCAACCCGTTGAAGGTTCATCAGTTTCTAACTATACAGATTATTACAGCATTTACAATGCTCAAATGAACGGGACATATGAGGGTTCTTCAGTAACTTTTTTTGATGACGTAATTGCAAAGAATTATGACGAAATTCAAAATAAATTTGTGGACCAATTGGCACAATATTTGAAAGAAAATACAAATTCTGTGGTCACTATCTTCTTGGAGGCTTCAGCATCTGCTCCTGGTACAAATGATTATAACTTGAAACTATCTCAAAGGAGAGGTGAAAGTGTTATCAAGTTTTTTTCAGAGAATAGTAAATTGAAAAACTATGTTTCTAATAGAAGAATTGTTTTTCCTCCTGTAAATGCTCAAGGTGAAAATGGTGAAGTAAGACAATACAATGGGACGACATATGTTCCGAACGTCAAGACACAAAGATGTTCTGAGATAGTGAGTAATTCTTCAAATCTTAATGATAGTAATCCTAATATAACAAATCAGACTGCAATGGCTTGTAGAAGGGTCAGTATCTCCAAAATACAAGTAAGTAGTCCACAACCCGTACAACCGACCGCTCAACCTAACATCCCTACAGGTTCAGGTTTACCCTCAACAAATCAAGAGAGACCAATTCCAAGAACAGACGTGGAACCTAAATTTGTAAAATCAGATTGGGTGACTAAAAGAATTGTAAGAAACTTGATATCGGAGTGTGATTATTTCGAAACGATAAAACAAGAGACGCCCATGGTTTATGATAACTTGAAACAAAAACTCAAGTTTTTTCAACCAAGTTTCCACTCTACAACACCAGAAGGATTGAACTCGAGACTTACTTTCCTCCAACAATGTATGAGACCTGGTGATACAATCCCAACCGTAAACCCACAACCAAATGGTAATTATCAATTGGATTTCAATAATGCAATAAATTCTGCATTTGGAATACCACCGGTTTTGGTTCTAAGAATTGGAGATTTTTATCACACCAAGATTATACCTAATAGTTTACAATTGAAGTTTGAAGGTTTGGATATCAACCCTGAGGGAATTGGTATTCAACCTATGATTGCTGAGGTTACCCTTAGTTTTAATTTTGTAGGTGGACAGGGACTTGCAACCGCAATTGATAGATTACAAAACGCACTTTCTTTCAATTATTATGCAAACACTGAGATGTGGGACGAAAGAGCTGATGCGACCGATACTGAAAATTTGAAAGTATTGAGTAATGAGTTTCTTCAGATGGTACAAATGCCTTCTGCTCCAACAACAAATCAAGTTCAAAACACAGGTGGTCTTAATAACGCCAATACGATTGGAAATAAAGTGAATAGTAATATTTCCTCAACCGGAGAAACGGGTGTGATGAGTTATACACAATTTATGGATACACTATCCAATCAAACTCAAACATATTTCCAAAACGTATTCAACCAAAGTAGAAGTACTTTCAGACAATATAACAACGCAATTCTACAGCAATGGTCTTTGAATAACATTTATCAAAGTGGAAGTTTGTTATCAAACCCATCTCAACCAAACGAAATTTTACTCTACGGGAAAAACGATTCTTACCAAAGTAACATTGATAGAATTTTCGAAGACCTAATAAGAGATATTAAAAATGATTCAGACGGTTTCGTCAAATTAATCAATTCTTCGGGTGTTAATTTCTCAGGTAAGGCTCAGAGATTGATTAAAGACAACTATTTGAATTTTGTTAAAAACAAAAGAAATACTTATTCAAACCCGTTGGCAAAACTAATTCAAGATACTACATACAACCAACAAAATTATATTCAATACCTTTCAAGAGTTAATACAGTGTTATTTGTTACAGGTCCTAATAATGGTACAGATGGATTTCAACAAAAAAACGGAAATGTTGTTGTGTATGATTTACAACAAAAAACAAATGAATACACCGAAATGGTTGAAGACGGTGCTAAAATAGGACAAGGTATTCTTGACTATTATAATGTTTTGAAGAGTCAAACTGATTTCAAAGTTGGTGACAAAAGTTACTCTGGATATTTGACATATTGGGACTCATCTTCCAACCCACAACAACTAACAAATGAAGTATTCATACCTTTTAGTAAGAATATTCTCTTTGGTGAGAAAGAGTTTAGAAGACAATATGCGATTTTATCAAATGATATTAAATCTGAAAATTACAATAATTTCAAAACCGCAATTATAGGTCAGCTATTGACAGACCCAAGTTTGGCTGGAAGAAACGGAAGAGACAACTTTAATGAAGTGTTTGACCAATATTGGTTGAAGACAGCGAAACCTCTTTTTGATGAGGAAGATTCTTTAACAAATACATTTTTGGACACTTTAGAAAAAGATAAACTGAAAAACTTTTTGAATTTCACACCTTATCCTTCGGGCAAAGTTAGAGAATTTACTTTTAATAGAACCGATTCTCCAAGTGATGCTCAGAAGAAATTAATAAAATCTTTGGGTGCTGTTAACAATAGTGAAAGAAATAAATCTAGTTGGAATTCATCTGACGGAGCAAATGTTTATATTTCAAAAGTAAAACTTAACTAATGTATCCATATTACAATAGATATACGGAATTTTTATTGAACGGACAACAATCCGTGGTACCGTTTGTGACCTTGCCTTCAAAATCTACCGATAAGAGTTACATTTATAAAGTTGGTCAAAGTAGATTGGATAAGGTCTCACAACAGTTTTATAATTCACCTGTTTACAATTGGTTGATATTACAAGCCAATCCAATATTCGGGGGGTTAGAAAACACAATCTATGATGGGGCAATATTAGTCATTCCGTTTCCTTTGGTTCCTTCTTTACAGGATTATAAGTCGGCGGTAGAAAACTATTTTTATTATTATGGCAGGTAATTTTCAAGGAGACTTGAGCGGTGATATTTTGGTTGAATTTGACTATAATAACATCGTAATAGTAGACCCAAATAAAACAGTTGATAGTAAAGGAGTAATAAGTGAAAGATTACTCGACCACGAGAATTTGGTTATGTATGCCAATCTCGAAGCCCAAGTTTTACCAAGAACAAAACTTTCACTTGGCACACAACCTGGTGAAAACGTAAGTACCACAATGACAATTGCTGGTATTAATTTCTTAAAACCAAATAAGGACAATTACATGACCTCTGGTTATTTGGACGAACTGACTGGAAAAAATAGTTTAGTTGGTAGGGGTCAAAATCAAATGTCAGAGCAAAGGAAGGTTGACTCAAAAAACAACGCATATTTTGCTCGAGGTGTTGTTGACAGTCAAAGTATTGTTGACAATGGATTGTTGGGAATTACTTCAATATCCGTGAAGACATCAACATCATTCATACCTTCAGTTTCAATGCAACTTGAAGATGTTCAAGGGAGAGCCTTGTTTCAATTAGGGGACCAATCCCCATATGCCGCGTTTTTCAACTTACCTTACCCTCAATTTTATCTTACTCTTAAAGGGTATTATGGCCAAGCAATTCGTTACCAACTTAATTTAGAAAAGTTTGATGCTAGATTTAATTCCACAACAGGAAACTATAGTATTACTTTAGAATTCAAAGGTTTTAAGTTCAATATTTTGAATGAGGTTTTAGTATCTCATCTGATTGCAACACCTCACATGTATAATAAAAGATTTAGTGTAACGAATAATGTTGCTCAGGCGAACACTTCAACTAACAACAGAACTCTACAAACGCAAGAATCGGGTGCTCAAACAGGAAAAATAAATACTGGTCAAGATGCACCAGTGAAATCTGTAACAGAACTAGTCACTGAGAGAGGTTATGAAAAAATCGTTGAAGTTTACAGTGAATATAAAACCAAAGGATTAATTCCTCCTGATTTTCCAGAATTAACCCTGATGCAGTTTGTATATAAAATGGATATGTTTGAACAGAACGTTATCAATTCTTATCCTAAAGCAAACGTTGAACCTCTTACCGATATCAAGAATTTTCAAAAAACACTCACAAGTTTATTTGATAAATTGAGAGGTTCAAGCACCGCTAGTTGGTTTAGTATAAATTTAGACCCAAGACCAATAGTCTTGGAAAACGGGAGTTTAGTTTATTACTTTAAGGAAAATATTAGACAAAATCCTCAAGCTAGACAACTTGCTTTAGATGAACTGAAAAACATTATTCAGTCTTCTGTAAAGACTTTGTCTGAAAACCCTTCCGTTGGATTGGGAAGAAAGTTAGAAATCAAACTTAATAATTTAACCTATCAAAATTTATTTTTTAATTTAAATCTCAGTGATATCAATGAGAGAGAGACTGCCGCCAGATATTTTAACCTATTCGATGTTACAGACCAAGATACTATCAATAGAAGTAACGAAGAAATAAAAAGATTATTTGTATCCAATCCTACAATTTCAAATCTACCGAATTTCAGTTTCTTCACTTTCGAGGGACAAGATAGGTTCGATAACGTTATCAAAACAATCAATGCCGAAGCGTCACAAAAGTTGTCACAACTTCAACAAGCCATAACCGATGACTTAGCTGCGTTCATTCAAGATAGTGCGACGGGAATTGGATTTAGACCAACGGTCAGAAACATCACTGCTGTAATTATGGCAAATGCAGAAGCCTTCATCAGATTGATGGAAGAGGTTCATACAAATTCTTGGAATGTAAGAAACAACCCTGTAAGAAAACTTGTTATTCAAGACACATCTAAGTCCGCTCCAAATACCGAAGCTGTTTACAAAATTGGAATAACACAACAAGCAGCTCAACAAAACCAAGGAATTGTCACAGGTGAAGAACCTGTTTACCCTTGGCCGCAGTTTTTCATTGAGTCTCCTGATGATAAAAAAGGAAGATTTCAGTTGGAATACCTTGGTCACCCTTCAGTTGTGGGTTTAACTCAAGCTTACAACTTCAAAATTTGGCCAGAAGTAGAGTTCGTGGAAGAGTATATTAAAGGATTAAATCAAAAAGACAACCCCCCCGCGTCTCAACCACCATTAGATTCTCAACTTACAACTTTCTTAACACAAATTAACGCAATACAGTTCCCTCCAGATAATTTGGCGTATTTCAATAAGCAACAAACAAGATTTTTATATGAGATTTGGGAGCGACAATATGTTACCGCTCATTATTCAAATTATATTCGTATAAATGCAAATCAGAGAAACCAACTAATCACGACAAACTTTTCAAGTGAAACACAAAACATCGTTCTCAGTTTGGGTGAAAGTAATCCTTTTTTGAGTTTCACCCTAAAAAATCAACCTCTCAGTTCTCAGTTTTATATTCCTTATCTGAGAGAAATTTCGAACAATGGAACAGGTGCACTTTGGGTAAATTTCTCAAGTGGAATTTTTAACACACCATACATTAGAGAAGATGTAGAAAATCCATTTGTAATTTACAAAACCTCTGAACTCGGACTAAATCCCGAAACGAACATACCACTGAGGTCGTTAGAACAAATAGTCTTAAATTCAAGCACTGAGCCATTAATCATTGATACATATCCATTTACAAGTCAATCATGGGTCAGAGACAATATGTCTTTGAGTAATCAAGCTCAAGGGAATGAGGTTTACAGTACAAACAAGAGTTTGAAAGTTTATAAAGACAGGAACGTAATTTCCAATTTTACAAACATTTTTAGTTATACAGAAAATAGACCAGTGACAAATTTTTGTTACTATGATGCAGTCCAACCAACAATAGTTAATTCAAATCAAGGGACAGAAGTTGCGGACATCAAACTATTTTATCAATCTGAACTTCCTAAAAATTTTATTCCAACGGTTGGTTACGTCTTCAACCCATTGGCAAACAAAACCAATTTACCTGAAAGACAAACCACTTCCATTTTGAATTCACCTTACTTTGTAAATGCGGTTCTTAATGGGGTTGAAAATGAAAAGAACAGAAAAGAATATCCATATGTACAAGCGGCATATCTGTTTTTGAATTCCCTACCATTGGGAACATTGAGAGAGAGATATAAAACGTTCGGACAAACTGAGGAATTGGATTACATTGCCTCTTGTTTCAATAAGTTCGGTGCTTTACATAAAATCCCCTACGTTTGGATTTTGAAAATAGGTTCCATTTGGCACAGATACAAAAATTTCGTAGAAAAAAATATTGATATCTTAGATAATACAGTTTGGACTAATTTCGATTACGTAAAAAACTATGACCCTAAAACTCAATCTAAAACAAAGGTTTATAAATTCAAACCTAACTCAGGAAGTGCTCAAGATACTTCAATAGTTTTAGAGTCAACAGCCAACAATGACATTAATATCAACACAGGATTTTATCCTGGATTGATGAATAGTTTTTCATATTTCTATAATGGGGTAGATTTATTCAAAGATTATTCTGATGCAGAAATTCAATCAGCGGTAAACGATAAATTACAATTATTCAATTTCCCTAACTCATCTATTTCTGCCAAAGAAGGGGGTAAAAACTTAACCTTGAAAACATGGTCAATTCTTTTACCGAGTACGTTGAAAGACGCGTCAACTTCTCTGAATACTTGTTTATTACCTCCAACAAATAACCAAACTATTTCTACGGCACAGAAATATTTTATTGTTCCATCATTCGGAATTAACGTAAATCAAACAAAATCTCAATGTTTGAATAACCCGACTGTACCACAGCAAACTGTCGAACCAATTGTAAACAACAACTCAATGTACAATGGTTCTGTCAGAACACTATGGGCGGCGCCAAACTACGGATACTTCAATTCAACAGTCTTGAAAAAACCTGAACCTGACGAATACTTCACTACAATATTTCCTGATACCGCTGACCAATCTCCTATCATGTTTAATTCCTCGTTGAATTATTCAAAAATAGAAGAGATATTTGGTGTATTCGATAGGAGAGAATTGAATTTGATGGAAAAAGAATTCTTGGAATTTTGTAGACCTGCTTCATCTGTAAAATACCAAAGAGTTAAGTCAGGTGACGGAGCTTTTATAATTGACATAGATGTTAATTTTAGAAATTTTCAAATCTTTTTGAGAAACAACATGTTGGTGGAGACAAACCAATCAGCACAAAATCAAATTGAGTTTTATAAAAAAGCGATTGAGATTCAATACGGAAACTTCAAAAACAATATAAAAAATTTGATGGAATATGATGTTTTACTTAAAAACGGAAATCCCTCAAAATTCAACAGAAGAGTTTTCAATTCTTATTTACAAACACCAGGGTTTGAAAGACCAATTATTTTTAAGCCATACCAAAGAGGTAGTTTACCAACAAGTGGAGGCACAACTACACTTGTACAATCTCAAACAACATATCCGAGAGAGTGGGCGGCACTTAAAACAGAAGTAGGATTTTCTACAATATCTGGTTTGAGGTATTCGAATAACGGTTCTTATATAACAGATTTCTTTGTTGACAATGATATTGAATTCAGTGTAAACAATATCACCCTATTATATCAAATAATTAAAATTTACGCAACTCAAAAATTGAAAAACCCATCTTTGGTTTCCTCAACTTTTAAAAATAGTTTACAAACCTTTTTAGGGAACGAAAGAGATTTACAAAATCAATTTTTGAATGAAGTTATTTCAAATGTCAAAAATCAAATTAAAGAAATACCAACACCTGTTGAACAAAATATAAGAAGTACATTGTCAGGGACTCAAGGTAAAGCTGAGTTGTATAGTTTGTTTAGAGCACTAAATGATAAGTGGATTGCAGGCACTGATTATGTATCGAAAACATTATTCGAAGACTTTTTGTTCTTGGATAGAGCCTCGAGAAATATCGGAGACACTATTTTAGTTGACATCTTTGCAGTAAAAAATCTAATCAACAGAAATGCGTTGAACGAACAAATGAGTGTATACACTCTATTGAGTGGTTTACTTATTCAAAATAATTTTACTGTAATGCCATTACCTGCTTATGTGAATTATTACAACGTATTGAATGTTGATGGTTCAGTAACACCAAACACAGAGAGTATTAAGAATTTTGGAAATAACCTATGGGGTACCTTTACCACAGTCGATTATAGAAACTCCACACCCAAAATGGTATGTTTCTATGTGGGTAAACCATCTGAACAATTACCACTTCCGAGACAGATATCTGGATATGGAGATGACGGGTTTGATATTCGTAACCCCAACAATCCTTTGATTGAAAACCAACAAGATAAACAAGATTGGAATTATTCCAATAAGGTGGTTGGATTTACTGTTGATATTGGAATTAGAAACCAAAATGTCTTTCAAAATTTTTCAGTTTCTCAAGATACAGGAAAGGCAACTTCGGAAGCAATTGCGGCTTTGATTGCGATGACCGACCAAACCAACACAAGGAATGTGGCAACTCAAAATGCTAGTCTATACAATTTGTATAAACGTAGAAGTTATCAATGTGACGTACAATGTTTGGGTAATGCTCTTATTCAACCAACGATGTATTTTAATTTGAGACACGTTCCAATGTTCTATGGTCCGTACATGATTACCGAGGTTACTCATACAATAACTCCAGGAGATTTTACAACAAATTTCAAAGGAGTAAGACAAGGATATTTTGATTTTCCACAGATTGACAATTTTATACAAAAAATTAATCAGAACCTTTTAAGCAAAATAGAGGCTCAGATTTTCCAACAATCCGACCAAAAAAATAACTTACCAACAAGTCAACAGGCAAAAGAAAACAATATTATAGTCAACACTACATCGGTACAGGCTGCTGCTGAAGAGGCTTGTTATAATAACAGAGCACCTCAATTTTCAACTTACATAACACAGGCCTTGGGTCTAACACAACGTTCTCAAAATGAATTTGCTGATGATATCAAACGCAAATTCCCGACAAACCAACAATTACAAACCCTTATTTATATTCTTTCATACGTAAGGACCTATTCAACACCAGGAAAACAGGGTGGTAATTTCCAATCTGCAAATTGGAATTTCGCTGATATCACATTGGATAAATCCTTACCTGGTAACAGCGTACAAAACATACAACAAGGATTTTACACTTGTAAAAAAGTTCAAACAGCAGACGGAAAAGGGTTGTCATTGCCAACGGCTAGATTTGTCTCGGTGGACAAGTATTTGGATTTTATGGGAGCACTTTTGACTGCAAGAGTTTCACAAATCGTTCAAGGTTATATTATACAATATTATTGTACAGAGTTTCCATCATCGAATATAAGTCTTGAGTATTATCAGAAAAACCAACAATCAATAGATAATAGATTCAAAACAATTTTTGAACAAGCCGTTGACAGTGCCAAATCATTAGGTTTCAAAACAGATTTCCCTGTTTTACCGCCTTCACAATCAGGTACTACTAACAACTTAAATACCACAACCGCAGCACCATTATGTCCTTCAACCACATTAACATCTGTTACACCATCTGACGGTAAGCCAGGTACAATAGTTACCTTAGATGGTACGTACATGGAGTATATAAGAACAATAGAAATCGGAGGAGTTCCTTCTAATCTATGGACAAGAGCCGAACCTTCTACATACCAATTAGTGTCATCGACAAGGGTTAAGTTTTCTATTCCATCAATTCCATCGATAACTACACCAACAAATTTGAATATAAGAGCGATAACAACCACAAGTGGTCCTAATGGAATAATACTCCCAATAACCTTCACCTTTATCCCAAGTTAATATATTTATATAAAAAGTATTTTATGGACTTGAAATCAAAATTGAATGCTTATTTAGGAAAAAACATTAGGTATTCAGAGCAAGACAACGGTGATGGAACGAGAGAAGTTTGTGACTTAGATACAGGTGAGTGTTACGTTGTCAGAGACAGAGATGGTCTTATTGAAAGAGCCGGCCACCAACACATGGCAAATAGAAAAGTTAAAGTTGAAACCGTTCACGGTATAAAACAATTATTAAACGGTTAATCAGATGAGTTTAGATAAGAAAATTTTAAGTGAAATCGAAAGATATAGAAACATTAACAAATATATAATGGAACAAGATGCTGTAGCAGACCCGTTGGCGGCACCTCCACCACCCGCACCAGCACCCGACGCGGCGGCACCGGCAGAACCAGCTCCAGCGGCACCAGCCCCTGAAGCACCTAAGGCGGAACCATTAGATGTTGAGGCTGACCCTGATGTAGAAAAAATTGATGATGAAGGGAAATCAGAGGAGAAGAAAGGTGATGAAACTGAAGAACTTGATGTGACAGAACTTGTAACCTCTCAAAAAAACGTCGAACAAAAACAAGAAGAGTATTTTGATACATTATTCAACCAGCTCGGTAACTTGGAAAAGAAACTCGGAGAAATGGACCAAATAATGAACAAACTCAATAGTTTGGAAAATAAGATTGAGAGATACAGAGAAAAAACTCCACAAGAAAAGTTGGAATTAAGAACATATGACTCATATCCTTATAACCAAAAACTATCAGATTTTTTTGACGACAAAAAAGATGAGATGGAAAAAACAGGAAAACATGATTATATTTTAACTTCGGACCAAGTGGTTGATATGAACGTGAATGACGTAAAAAACTCATTCCAACCAGGACAAAATCCGACAGATAATTTTGAATTTAAAAGATAATAAAAGGGACTGAAAAGTCCCTTTTCAATTTGACTAATAGGGTAAACCCAATTATATTTAATAAACAATCTAAATTTTAAACTATGAGTAATGTATTAGACGCCGTATTGGCACAGTATGAAAAATCACAACAAGGGGGCGGGGCTCAATCAAGAATGTCGCAAGACGAAAGAATGAAAAAGTATTTCGCTTTAATCCTTGGTGATAAAGAGAAATCAGGTCAAAGAAGAATAAGAATTCTTCCTACCGCAGATGGTTCCTCACCATTCAAAGAGGCTTGGTATCACGAAATCCAAGTAGGAGGTCAATGGCAAAAGTTCTACGACCCAGGAAAAAACGACAACGAACGTTCACCTTTAAATGAGGTTTACGAAGAGTTGATGTCAACAGGAAAAGAATCCGATAAAGAGTTGGCAAAACAATACAAGTCACGTAAGTTTTACATCGTGAAAGTTATCGATAGAGATAACGAAGCGGACGGACCAAAGTTTTGGAGATTCAAACACAACTACAAGAATGAGGGTATCCTTGACAAAATCATTCCAATTTGGAGAAATAAAGGGGACATTACAGACCCAGAAAAAGGACGTGATTTAGTAATTGAACTTGCTAAGTCCAAGACTCCAAAAGGGAAAGAGTACACAACTGTATCTGCAATTATGTATGATGACCCATCCCCAATCTCTCCAGATGCAGAACAAGGTAAGGCTTGGTTGTCTGATGAATTGAGTTGGACTGATGTTTACAGCAAAAAACCTGTTGAGTACTTAGAAGCAATTGCTGAAGGTAAAACACCAAAGTGGGACAATGAAAAGGGTGGATACGTTTATGGTGATGACGAAGTTTCTGAAACCTCTATGGGTGGAAGTAAACCTTCAAAAACCGTAGACCCACAAGCAGACGCAGCTGCTGATGAAGATTTACCATTCTAATTTATAACAAAGGGCGGTGATAAGCCGCCCTTAATTTTATTTCATGAGTTTCAAAATACAAGAACAACCCAAAAAAATTTACGAAGCTGTTACCTACGAATTCAAATTGGAAGATGAAGGTGGAAATGTTTATCATTTAAGAAAATGGGAAGATGGTAACGGTGGGGGATTTTATATTAACAAAGATGGAATGTGGGAAGATTTTTACCCAGAAGATGACTTACTAGATTTCATCGATTACGACTTAGACTTTTAATTATGGCTATTAAAAAAAACGACTTCAGTAATTTAAAGAAGAAGTTCTCTACTTCTGCAAAATACAAACCCCAAAGATTTTTGGACTTAGGTTCCGATTTCTTGGATGCTGTTGGACTTCCTGGTCCTGCAATTGGACACATAAATATGTTCCTCGGTCACTCTGATACGGGTAAGACAACTGCGGCAATTAAAGCGGCTGTGGATGCCCAAAAAAAAGAGATACTCCCTGTTTTTATTATTACAGAACAGAAATGGAGTTTTGACCACGCTAAACTTATGGGTTTCCAATGTGAAGAAGTTGTTGACAAAGAAACTGGTGAAATGGACTGGGATGGTTTCTTTTTATTCAATAATAATTTTAGTTACATTGAACAAATTACTGATTACATTAACGAACTTTTAGATGCTCAAGAGAAAGGGGAACTAAATTATAGTCTTTGTTTTATTTGGGATTCAGTTGGTTCTGTACCTTGTAAGATGACCTATGAAGGTAAAGGGGGAAAGCAACACAATGCTTCCGTATTATCCGACAAAATAGGAATGGGTATTAATCAAAGAATTTCAGGCTCAAGGAAGGCAGATACAGAATATGAAAACACACTCATAATTATTAACCAACCTTGGGTTGAACTTCCTGACAATCCTTTCGGACAACCAAAAATCAAAGCAAAAGGTGGAGAATCAGTTTGGTTGAACTCTTCTTTGGTTTTCTTATTTGGAAATCAGAAAGGGGCTGGTACTACCAAGATTACTGCAACTAAAGACAAAAGAAGTGTTAAGTTTGCTGTAAGAAGTAAAGTATCTGTGATGAAGAACCACATCAATGGTTTAGGTTATGATGATGGAAGAATTATTGTAACACCACACGGATTTTTGGCGGGAAAAGATTCTGCAGAGGAAAAAACTTCTATTGAGGCATATAAAAAAGAATATGCTGATTATTGGAAAGACATTATAGGTGCGGAAGGAGATTTTACATTGACAGAAGAAAAAGAAGATTGAGTAACCCTTAAAAGAGGTTTGTGACAAAAACACTACTTGTCGACGGAGACAATTTATTTAAAATAGGATTTCACGGGGTTAAGGACCTTTTTACGGACGGTTCTCACATAGGTGGAGTATATCACTTCATCAATACACTTAGACGATTCTTGGAGGAGCACAATCACGATAAAGTGGTTGTATTTTGGGACGGCGACTCAAACTCATCAATAAGAAAATCTTTATACCCACAATACAAGGGTAATCGTCGACAAGACATGAATGAGTACAAATACGAATCTTACTTGCAACAAAAGGCAAGAGTAAAGATGTATTTGGAGGAGGTCTACATCCGACAGGTGGAAATGGTAAACAATGAAGCTGATGATTTGATTGCTTATTACAGTCAAGTAGCGACTGATGAAAACATAATAATTTTTTCAGCAGATAAAGACCTCACTCAATTAATAAATGAAAGAGTAACAATCTATTCACCTGTATCCAAAAGGTATTTCAAAAACGGGGACAAGATTTCAATCAACAAAGTGGAAATACCACACCAAAATGTGACGGTATGTAAAGTTTTTACGGGTGATAAGTCAGACAATATCGATGGTATTGAGGGTTTAGGTGAAAAAACTCTTATAAAACTTTTCCCTCAAATGTTGACTAAGTCATGCACTATCGACGAAATATTGGATAATGCACGAAATATCGAGCAGAAAAAACCTATCAAAAGTTTATCAAATATTTTGACTGGTAAGACCAAAAGCGGTATACTTGGAGAACAGTTCTACTCCATCAACAAACAAATAGTGGACCTAAACTCCCCTCTTATAACTGATGATGGTAAACAACTTGTAGAACAAATTCATACCGATACAATTGACCCCACAGACCGTGGATATAAAAACTTGATGAGACTTATGATGGAGGACGGTCTCTTCAAATATCTCCCCAAGAACGATGAAGCTTGGGTAAACTTCCTAAAACCCTTCTTAAAATTAATAAGAAAAGAAAAACGAAACACTAAAAACAAATGAAAAACATGAAAGAACAAGAAATCACCAAGATGGAGTTTCTTTTGACTCTCAACGAAAACATTGTAGTACAAAGATACTTCAATGTTAAAGGTTACAATCCTGATGCGAAAAGCTCAATTGAGTTTTATGAGTTCATCAAAGACTTAAAAGATGAATTACATTATTACCTTAAAATGAAAACGGTTGTTTATATGATGGACAACATGGAGGCAATCAAACATGACCCAAAAATCATGGAAACTTCTTTCACTGATGGACCTGAAGTATTCAACATTTATGTTAAAGTGGGAGACCAGACAATTTGTCATAGAATTTTTGATGGTAAACTATTTCCTCCAAAAGTTCGTTATACAGTGGACGTAAGACCATATTTGAAAGATGTTTTGAAAAGTTTGACTGACATTTTTTCATCTGAAGAATTAAATTACCAATACTGCGAATTTGATTTGAGGGACTAATATTTAATAAATAGAGGGGATATATTTCGGAGTTATGAATAAGAATTTTGACTACTTAGGCAACACATTTCAGATACAATTACTGAACCAAATTATTGAAGATAAAGACTTCGCATCGTCCATTATGGATGTTATTGAGAGTTCATATTTCGATAACAAGTATTTCAAAATTATTATTCAATTAATTAAAGAGTATTATAAAAAGTTTGAGGCAACACCAAATTTTGAAACTTTGGAGCAACTCATCAGAGCCGAAGTTACACAAGAATTTGTTGCAAAGATAGTTCTCGACACACTCAAACAAGTCAAAGACGCACCATTCGAAGGTTCACAGTTTGTTCAAGAAAAAGCACTCAAGTTTTGTAAACAACAAGAGCTTCAGAAGGCTATGGACAAAGCCCAAAAAATTATCACAGAGGGTGACTTTGAGTCTTACGATAAAGTGGAAGGTTTAGTCCGTGAAGCTTTACAGGTGGGAGAAGTTGAGAAAAATGTTTCTGATATCTTTACAGGTTTGGAAACAGTATTGGAAGAAGATTATAGACACCCAATCCCTATGGGAGTTGCTGGTATTGACAAACTATTGAAGGGTGGATTAGCCAAAGGTGAAATTGGGGTCATACTTGCACCCACAGGTGTTGGTAAGACCACAATTTTAACCAAAATTGCAAACACAGCATTCAACATGGGTTATAACGTTCTTCAAATTTTCTTTGAGGACAATCCGAAAATAGTTCAAAGAAAGCACTTCACGATTTGGACTGGTATTGCACCCGACGAACTTGCCAATCACAAAGAAGAAGTCATGTCAAAAATTGTCGAAATACAAGAGACAATGAAAAACAAACTTGTCTTAAAGAAACTTGCCTCTGATACGGTCACTATGAACCAAATCAAAAACCAAGTTAGAAAGATGATTGCTGACGGAACAAAAATCGATTTGATTTTGTTGGATTACATTGATTGTGTTCTTCCTGAACAATCTGCAAAAGACGAGTGGAAAGCTGAGGGTTCTGTAATGAGAGCATTTGAAGCCATGTGTCATGAATTAAATCTTGTCGGATGGACTGCAACTCAAGGTAACAGAAGTTCAATTTCTTCGGAAGTTGTAACTACTGACCAAATGGGAGGTTCAATTAAGAAAGCACAAGTCGGACACGTAATCATTACAGTAGCAAAAACACTTCAACAAAAAGAGTTGAACTTAGCAACTATAGCCATTACAAAATCCCGTTTGGGTAAAGACGGAGTTGTATTTGAAAATTGTAAATTCAATAATGAACTCCTTGAGATAGATACAGAATCCTCAGTCACATTCCTTGGATTTGAAGAACAACAAGAAGAGAAAAAAAGAGATAGAGTTAGAGAACTACTTGAAAAAAGAAAGGCTCGTGAAAATACTCAAAACAACGTGTAATTAAATATCTACTTTTTTCAAAAAAAACTTATTTTTTTTTAATTAAATTTGTGGTCGATTAGTACACGACCCGATATTTAATAAGAAAATCACCGATTTTTTTAATAAAAATATTCTACAAAAAAATTACAAAAATGGACATTTCGAACAGAATTTTATCAGAGATTACAGTGTACATGAAGTACGCAAAGTATATCCCTGAGTTGAAGAGAAGAGAGACGTGGCAAGAGCTTGTCACAAGAAACATGGAGATGCATATCAAAAAGTTTCCACAATTAGAAAATGAAATCAGAGAGAATTACATGTATGTTTACAAAAAACAAGTTCTCCCTTCAATGAGGTCAATGCAGTTTGCAGGAAAACCTATTGAAATTTCACCAAACAGAATTTATAACTGTGCATATGCACCTGTTGATGATTGGAGAGTTTTTTCTGAAATTATGTTTCTATTGTTAGGTGGAACAGGTGTGGGATATTCTGTTCAAAAACATCACGTAGACGCATTACCCGAAATTAGAAAACCAAGTAAAGAAAGAGGTAGAAGATGGTTGGTTGCGGATTCTATCGAGGGATGGGCAGATGCAATTAAAGTTTTGGTTAAAACTTACTTCTTTGGTGGTTCACACATTGAATTCGATTTCAGTGATATCAGACCAAAAGGTGCGAGACTTGTTACCTCAGGTGGTAAAGCACCCGGTCCTCAACCTCTCAAAGAGTGTCTTATCAAGTTAGAGGGTATTTTAGATTCAAAACAAGACGGTGACAAACTCAGACCAATTGAAGTTCATGATATGGTTTGTCATATCGCAGACGCGGTTCTTGCGGGTGGTATCAGAAGAGCTGCATTAATATCTTTGTTCTCAGCAACAGATGAAGAAATGATTGGTTGTAAAAGTGGTCAATGGTGGGAACACAACCCACAGAGGGGTAGAGCTAATAACTCGGCCGTTCTTATGAGACACAAGATTACGAAGGATTACTTTATGGACCTTTGGAAAAGAATTGAAGCTAGTGGTGCTGGTGAACCAGGAATTTATTTGAGTAACGATAAAGATTGGGGAACTAACCCATGTTGTGAAATTGCACTTCGTCCATTCCAATTCTGTAATCTTACAGAGGTGAATGTATCCAATGTTGTATCACAAGAAGACTATGAGGATAGAGTTAAAGCTGCAACATTCATCGGGACACTTCAAGCAGGTTATACCGATTTCCACTACCTAAGACCAATTTGGCAAAGAACAACTGAAAAAGATGCGTTGATTGGAATTTCAATGACAGGTATTGGTTCAGGTGCGGTCTTAGGATTGAACATGAAATCAGCGGCTAAAGTAGTAAAAGAAGAAAACAAAAGAGTTGCTGAGATAATTGGAATAAATCCTGCGGCTAGAACAACAACAGTTAAACCTGCGGGGACAACATCTCTTACCCTTGGAACTTCATCAGGTATTCACGCTTGGCATAATGAATACTATATCAGAAGAGTAAGAGTTGGTAAGAACGAAGCAATTTATAGTCATCTCAAGAGTAATCATCCTGAATTAGTAGAAGACGAATACTTCAGACCACACGATACTGCGGTTATTGGTATTCCACAAAAATCACCAGAGGGCTCAATTCTAAGAAACGAATCACCAATTCAACTTTTAGAGAGAGTTAAAAAGGTACAACAAGAATGGATTAAACCTGGTCATAGAAGTGGCTCAAACGCCCACAACGTATCTGCGACGGTTTCAATTCGTGAACACGAATGGCCTGCAGTAGGTGAGTGGATGTGGGAAAACAAAGAGTATTATAATGGTCTTTCTGTACTTCCTTATGATGGTGGAACTTATATTCAGGCACCATTCGAAGATTGTACCAAAGAAAAGTATGACGAATTAATGGCAACACTTAAGGACGTTGATTTATCCAAAATCGTTGAAATAGACGACAATACAGATTTGAGTGGTGAAGCGGCATGTGCTGGTGGCGCTTGTGAAGTAAAATTTGTTTAATGAAAGAAAGTAAAAACAATAGTCAAAGGGAGAAGTCAAAACTTCTCCCTTCTGATTTTTACATGGAGAATGGACGAAAAGTTATGACCGAGTATTATCATGTAAGGAGGGGATACTGTTGCGGTTCAGGATGTAGACATTGTCCTTTTGAACCAATAGCAGTTAAAGGGAATACAACTTTAATTAAAAAAACACCGTAGTATATTTATGTTTATGGCAGATGGTATTACTTATGGTTTGAAATTTCCTTTTGAGGATTCACTTAGAGGTGACTATCTAAGATTGACAGAATTTGAATCACAACAAATCAGGGCAGATTTGATTTTTCTACTTCTAACTAGAAAGGGTTCAAGATATTATTTACCTGAATTCGGAACAAGACTTTATGAGTTCATATTCGAACCCAACGACGGGTTAACATTCCAAGCCATTGAGTCAGACATACGTGACTCAATAAATCAATTCATGCCCAATCTCCTTGTAAATCAAATAACTATCGAACCTGCAGACCAATCTGTTGAGGTAAATAGTATTAACGAACAACCAATTTCAAGTGACCCGAGACTTACGGACATTTACAGGGTACCAGGAAAAGGTACAGGAGAGTATACTGCAAAAATAAAAATAGATTATTCAGTCAATGCACAAACCTTTGCACAGAGTGATTTTGTAATAATCAATATTTAAAAGAAATGGCAGATAGAAATATATCATACGCTACAAGAGACTTCGCGGCAATTAGAGTTGAGTTACAAAATTATGTAAGAACTTATTATCCCGAACTTATTCAAGATTTTAATGACGCCTCAGTATTTTCAGTATTTCTTGATTTGAATGCTGCCGTAGCAGACAATCTCAATTTTCATATCGATAGAAGTTTACAAGAGACAGTTTTACAGTATGCTCAACAGAAGTCTTCGATTTACAATATAGCTCGAACTTATGGTTTGAAAATACCTGGAATGAGACCATCTGTTGCTCTTGTCGATTTTTCAATCACCGTTCCAGCCTTCGGAGATAAAGAAGATGAAAGATATCTTGGAACCTTACTAAGAGGTTCACAAGTAATCGGTGCGGGTATTGTTTTTGAAAACGTTGAAGATATTGATTTTGCTTCTCCATATAATTCTCAAGGTTTCCCTAATAGATTGAAAATACCAAATTTCAACGCTAATGGGGTTTTAATCAATTACACAATAACAAAAAGAGAAGTTGTAGTAAACGGAATAACAAAAGTATTCAAAAGAGTTATCACACCAAATGATGTTAGACCATTCTTTGAATTGTTTTTACCTGAAAAAAATGTTTTAGGTATCACAAGTGTGTTATTGAAAAATGGAACTCAGTTTACTAACCTACCGAGTACCGCAGAATTTTTAGGTTTACAAGATAGGTGGTATGAGGTTGATGCCTTAGCAGAGGATAGAATATTTGTAGAAGACCCAACAAAAGTTTCTGACCAACCCGGTATCAAAGTTGGTAGATATATCCAAACACAAAATAGATTTATATCAGAGTTTACTTCAGAGGGTTTCAAAAAGTTAACGTTTGGTGGAGGTACAAATACGGCTCAAGATGCCTTAGACCAGTTTACAACTTTAGGTGCAACATTGGATTTACAAAAGTATACCAACAACCTTTCTTTAGGTTCAGCACTTAGACCTAACTCTACTTTGTTTATTCAATATAGAGTTGGGGGTGGACTTAACACAAACATGGGAACAAATGTAATTAATCAAGTTGGGACTGTATCATTTTTTGTAAATGGCCCATCAGACAATACAAACACCGCAGTGGTTAATTCGTTGAGATGTAATAACGTTACAGCAGCAATTGGTGGTGCAAACATGCCAACGATTGACGAAGTAAGAAACTACGTTTCATTTAACTTCGCAGCACAAAAAAGAGCAGTCACAGTTTCAGACTATGAGTCAATAATCAGAACGATGCCAGCTCAGTTTGGAGCACCAGCAAAAGTGGCGATAACCGAAAACGACAATAAAATACTAGTTCAAATTCTTTCATACGATACATCAGGAAGATTGACTAACATTGTTTCAAATACCTTGAAACAAAATATTGCAAACTACTTGTCAAACTACAGAATGATGAATGACTATATTTCGATTTTCAGTGCTGAGGTTATTGATTTGAGTGTTGATGTTTCAATAGTTTTAGACTCGGCTCAAAACTCAGGTCAAGTTATTACCAACGTAATCGACAAAATATCTGCTTATTTTAATCCTCAAACAAGAGAACTTGGACAAAACGTATATCTTTCAGAACTAAGAAGTATAATTCAAAATACAAACGGAGTATTGACTGTTGCAAGTATCGATGTCTTCAATGAGGTAGGCGGACAATATTCATCCGCAGAGACTTCTATGGAATATTCTGACCCTGAACTCAAACAAGTTGGACCTGTTGATGATACAATATTTGCTCAACCTAACCAAATTTATCAGATAAGATTTCCGAATAAAGATATTAGAGTTTCAGTTAAGAACTTCCAATCTATTACCTTCTCTTAATCAATTTATTTTGGGGTTAATATCCCTATACTTTGATTGTGTGTTTTTACAAAATTACACAATAACTATTTATTTTAAAAGTATTGGATGGGTCAATCATATAGGATTAGAACGGAACTTGGCATCACCAAATCAATCAACGTAGAACTTGACCAAGAGTTTGAGTTTTTGGAAATATTGTCGTTGAAATTAAATCAAACAGACATCTATCTAAGAGCTTGTAGTGAGTATGGTGTGATTGTAGGTCGTGTTACAGCAAACAATGGATTGGGTCTACCAAATGCCAGAGTTTCAATCTTTATTCCAATAGAACCAATTGATGAATCCAACCCCGTTATTTCTTCCATTTATCCCTATAAATCACCAGAGGATAAAAACGAAGATGGTTACAGATACAATTTATTACCTTACGAAAAATCTTATTCAGTTCACGCGGCAACAGGAACCTTACCTACAAGACTTGATGTTTTAACAGGAAATACCGCTTTCGAAATTTACGAAAAATATTATAAGTTCACAGCCAAAACTAATGATAGTGGTGACTATATGATTATGGGTGTTCCACTCGGGGAGCAAACTGTAGTTATGGATGTTGACCTTTCTGACATCGGAGAGTTCTCTGTAACACCTCAAGATTTGATTAGAATGGGAAGGGCAACAGAAGCTCAAGTTGCTGGAAATAGATTTAGAACATCCACTGATTTAAATTCTTTACCGCAGATTGTAAGTCTTTCGAAATCTGTTGAGATTTCTCCACTTTGGGGTGAACCATCAATTTGTCAGATTGCAATTAACAGGGTTGATTTTGATTTGAGGGATGAAGCAAATATTGATATTCAACCCACCTCTGTTTTCATGGGGTCGATATATTCTACTTCGGACTCAATGAGAGTGAGACCAGATTTCAAGTTACCTTTTACAAATTTGACTATTTTGGGGCAAAGGCCAAAAGATAATTTTGGAAACTTGTGTAGTTTAGAGACAGGAACCGGTCAAATATTGGCGATAAGACAAACCATAAATTTGGATATAAGCGGAAATCCAATATTAGAGCAATACCAAATAGAACAGAACGGAAATGTCATAGACGAGAATGGTTCATGGTTATTGGAACTTCCAATGAATTTGGATTATTTCATTACAAATGAATTTGGAGAAAAAGTGATATCTTATGACCCAACTATCGGAATTCCAACCAAAGCCAAATATAGATTTAAAATTAAGTGGACACAAGCCGCGACGTTAACGGATGGGGTTAGAAGACCATATTATTTATTACCTAATGTTAAAGAATATGGATGGACAAGTCCTTCTAACGACCCAAATTTGGGCTTCAGCACATCGGCAAGAGCTAGATTAGGAAGTTCATATTATTTTGGTTTAGATTGGTCAGGGTATACAAATGGTTTTTCAACACAGGAAGCAAGTTCAAGAATAGATGAAATTATAAATTGTCAGGACACTTTTTATCAATTTGAATACAATCGAGTTTATACCCCTTCTTCATTAATAGACCAATTCAAATTTGGTGGAAGAAGTAGATTTATTGGTATTAAAGAAATTGACGATAATTCTTGTGCGGATACTGTAAATAAATTCCCTGTAAACGAAGGATTTAGGAATTTTGATTTACTCTATTTTATAGTATCAATTATATTGCAAATTTTTCAATTAATATCCGCACCACTTATTGTTGCAATACATTTCATTTTAGGTTTATGGGATTTTTTAAATGAAACGAAGGGTTTACTTCAAGCATTTCTTTTTACAGTAGCTGGTCTTTATTTAACTTTAGCAATCATAAGTTTCGTTCAGGCCGGTAATTTGGAATTTCAGGCGGTAATTAGGCCGGCGAGGGTGGACATAAATGCCGTTCAAAATGCTTTGGAGGCCTTCGCTTTAAAATTACAGGCAGCACAAGCACTTGCTCAGGGTTGGTCTTACCTGGCGTCTTTCGGTAAAACATTAGCATTTGCAATTGCTGCTAACCTTTTAGGTAGATTATTACAGGGTAAAACGGTTAAGGTATTAACCCTACCTGCAATAACATATCCTGATTGTGAAGGATGTCCATGTACAACAAGAGATGAGGGTTCAAATAATATCTCTGTTGGTTATAGTATTCTTTCATATTACTCAGGTAATTGGAATTATGGTTCACTTATTTACAGTAATATTTTAGAACCCTCGAATGTAAACCCTGATGACTTCGATATTCTTGAATTTATGTTAAGTTCTGTTTTCGCGGGAAATCCTAGCTCACAAAGAGGAAGAACCATTGATAGGTTATTGGAAGTTCAAACATATAAAACACCACAATCTTTTACGGCATACTTTCATAACTTAAGAGATAACCTCAGGCAAGGATATATTTTTACAAACTATCTACCCTACGGTGAAAGATTTAATTTGTTTAATCTAAGACAAAAATATTTTACTAATAAAAATAGAATTAAAGTTACTTTTGATTTTACAGGAAATACTTCATTTCACTTGGATAATACTTTGTGTATTTCGACTCAAGAAAAATTTGAAACTGGACAACTTCTCACTTTTGTAAATCCAGTTAATTCACAAGATATAAATTACAAGTATTTTGGAAACCAAAGTAGTGCATTTTTTGGTATCACAGGAACTCCTCTTAATGTTGGTGCATCAACTTATGTGGTAAAATATGCTGACCCGAACAACCCAAGAGCAGAGATGAGTTCGACCTATAGATTAGGATATGGTTCCACAAACGACATTTATAAATTCGCATCAGATGTTGAATATTTTCAGGTTGTAACGGCTATGACCATGGCACAAGCCTCTCAATATTTTCCTACTTCATTCCCACCCGAAACTCTACCCGATGTTTTGACATCAAAAACTAGATTCATTTTGAATACAAAGGAAACTTTTGGTTGGGGTAGACCAACAGTAAGTCCTGAATATCAAGTATCTTCTCTTTACGAAGATTTCGATAACCAATACTTGGTAATCTTACAAAGGGGTGTTGACCCATATTCACCAAAATATAATAACAAGTATGACCTAAACGTTTTGTTTGGAAAAAACATGGGGTCTGATTCAAATTTAATAATAACTGCAAGTACAAAACTGAACATTCCAATTCAAAAATTGGAAACCACAACTATGACCGTTCAACCATTTACAGTTAATGGTCAGAACGAAATTTTTTACCCGTCCCACTTTTTCCGAGGAGGAATTAACGGTTCAACTACTGTCGGCACACAGTGGTCTGCATTTACCACATCACAAGTTGGATACTACTCATCCTTAGATGCATCACAAATTGTACGTACATATAACCCTAATCAACTTTACGGTTCCCCTTTTGCTCGTGGGTATTTACAAGTTGTAAATTTAGGTACTAACTTCCAAAATGCAATTATCTCCAGCCCTGCTACAGGTAATATATTCAACGGAACATTGAGTAACCGAATTGCAAGTTATACTTTTGATGAACCCTCAGCTTTCTATGGTGCAACAGAAGATTTATCTGGAGGTGCTGCTTTTGTTGGTAAATGTGATGGGTATGAACCTGATGAAGTTGGGATGTTCAACTTGACTTATACATATTACCCAACATTCAGCGCAACACCAATGAATATTCAAACAAACACAAGAAATGTGTTTAGAACTGATAGACTCCCAAGTTCTGACCAATTGGATGGTTCAAGCTGGAAAGTTAATCCGTCTTTACTACAACAAAATTTGAATTTTGGAATATATTTAATCTCCGATGAGAGTGGGTCTGCGGAGAATATTGAAAACACTGTGGTAAGCACAGGGGCACAACAACCTACTGAAGATATTGCGGGTCAGTATGGTGAAACTAATGTATTCAGTACCTTCACCTGTGAAAACATGGTTAGTCTGTCTTGTTACGATGGAACGGGTACTGGTTTTACGGTAAATTTGAACTGTTCGGAATTAGACCAAGTGGAGAGAGGATGTTATACTTTTGTAAAAAGAAGAATACGAGATATAGGAAAAGACATTCGAAATTTTAATGAATGGGCATACAGATTTAGATTTTTTTATGGATTATGTAGAGGGGTTCTAAGTCAAACATTCACAAACAATTGGGTTAACGGTTCATTATTTATGTTCCCAATCCAAGTCGACATTACTTTCGATTCGAACAACAAAGCTCTCCCACCAAATTATCCCAATAAACTCACATATTTTGATTCAAATACAAATAATTTTTATTTCAGAAGTAGCCCTTGGTCAGGAACAACAACTGTAGGTAGATTTATTGGAAGGCCGGCGGACATGAGTGCACCGCAGTTTTCATTGAATGATAGAAATCTTCTTTTTCCAACAACAATAATGAATTTGGGAATGAAAGATTTCTTTTATGATGAAATAATTTTTGAACCCTCGACCAATGCTTACGTAATGAACAATTTGAGTAACACTAGTTATTCTGACACATCTGATTTGGTCAATCTTTTTGTTATTTCAAGAATTCTTAACAAGACTTTTTTACAACAGATGTTGAATGCTAGAGACAATTCCGTAAATTCATTATTCACAAGAAACGGTAGACCAACAAGCCCATTGTTCAACCCAAAAAGTAGATTGGATGCGGACTTAGCACAACTTTTTTCTATCAACTCGGAAATAGGATTAGTTCCTTTTAGTCCCGAATATTATCCGTTCTCAAATAATAATCCAAATAATGCTGTTTATGTTTATACTCAGGGACAGGATAATCCTACGATAGGTGTGTTTTATTCTTCAACAACAGAAAATTTACAAACAAAAGATTTTCTTACACCAGGGTTAATCAATTTTAGATTTGACCCTAATGTTACCGCAGTAGTTTTCAATTATGGAATAAAATCACAACAAGTTCCTTTCTATCAATGGCAATTAACTCAAGGGTCTGTTTCTCAAACTATTTTTGGTAGTGAATTTAATAATTGGGCGACTTCAATTTCTGATATTGTGAGTTCACCTTATCAATCATTGAACAGAAGAAACTTGACCACACCAAATTATTTTGTGCCATCTGATACAACACTGGATGTAAATCAAAGAGGTTATATCTTCAATAAAAATTCTCAAGGACTTTACAGTGGATTGAAGTTTCCTGGTATGAAAGATAAGTTTATGGTTGGTGCTCCATTTCATTTTTATTTCGGTGTAACAAAAGGAGCTTCTGCTTTAGATAAATTCAAACAAAAATATCTCCCGAATGAATAATTTCAAAATTATACCGAGCGAGATACAATTTCCTGAGGCACCTACTGTAGACCAATCTATCCAAATTAGTTTCGAAGCTAAACAACAAGTCATAACGGAGTACGATAGAAGTTCTACGATTAGTTTGGAACAAGTTTATGATGATGAAAGACAGGCATGCACAATATATAGACCAACATTCAAAGTAATTTATCTATATGGGAACACAATAACAGGTTCTACTAATTATGTACCTTTTCAATACAATCTTTATTACGTAAATGAAGTAGAGTCTGTCTCAAGTGGAATATGGAAAGGATTTCCGCAATATTATGAATTCGATTTTTTTAGACCGAATATTTCAGACCAGCACGTTGATTATTTTGCAAAAAGCGCTTACACCTACAATTGGTCTTATTACCTTACATATGCTAGTCAAAATGATGAAAATAAAGTTTTAAGTACTACACTATGTGCAATTAACACGTGGGTTGCTAAAGACGGAATACCATTTACGATAAACAATATACAATTCCAAGGAAATAATGTTATTCAATTTGTTTGTGTTTCTCCACACGGATTAACTCCTGGCGAATATGTAAAACTCTCATTCAAATATCGAAATAATGATTTGTTCGAAGTCTTCTCTTTGGGGAATGGACAAACAGGTTCTGAGTCACACATTTTTAATGTTTATAACTATGGATTTATAGGTACTACCTTTGACACAGGAAAAGTGGGTACATTCAAAAGAATGATTAACCCTGATAATCCTGTTGAAACACTATCAAAATATTACATAAGACAACATAAAGTAATAACAACACCAGACGACCTATTAATGACAAAAGCGGGATTTGAAAAAAACGTTTTTTTAGAAGAACAAAAATTAGAACTTAGTTCCCTTACTCCAAATAGAATTACAAGGATTTCAAAAAAAACGAGTAGTAATGCTTATAGTGTGAGTTCGGCATACGATATAAATTTTTCAGGTGTAACTGACAATCAAAAAAGACCCGTATCTGAATTGTTTTTATCAATAATTTTCAAAGGGTATTCGGGATACTTTTTTGACCCAACAAGGAACATAGGAATAAAACAAGGGTGGGAATTCAATATCACACCAAATCCAAACCAATGGTGGAACCAAAATAATGTAGACTCCGATACATCTATAGGATTGGAAAAATACACAAAAACACAGGGAACCACTCAATTTACTTTTGCATATAGTAAATCATTGAAAATAGGAGACATCATAGATGGAGACTTTTGTGAATGGAATGATTATGAACAACAAGAAAGGGTGGTTTCAACTTATTATCAGAAAATTATTTTCAATAAAAACAACTTTACCACTTTACCACAAAACTTCGGATATTATTACGCACCACATAATAAAATGACCTTGCGAAATTTTTCGGACTATGTAGAAACTGCCGATGTCGGTGAGGTGGACAATGTTCCGACATATTCTTTTTTCTCGCAAGTTGACCAACAATTCAGATGGAGAGACCTTTATTCATATGGTTTTATTGATTCTCTATTTATTGGAGTTGATTATCCATTTTTGAACAGCGCACACTATCCTTTTGAAAATATAGTATTCAGACTAATACCTGAAGGTGCTAATTATAATAGTACAATTCAGGGAATAAATTTCCCAATCAAGCCTTTAATAGATGAGTGTGAATAAGTTTACAATAGAAAGGACACAGGGTGTGGACAAGACTATTAATGTTCCTATTGAATTATCATGGGATTATGATGGTATTGACCAAAGTATCGACTTGTATGAAGAAGACATAATAACACAAGTTATTGGTGTTGGAAGAGATTTCGAGGTCAGTAGATTTACAAACGAACCATACACCTCAACGACCTACAACAACCGTACTGAAGTCAATTATGAATTTTATTTTCACTCAGGTACATCGGTGACCAATATAAACAATTGGTCAATCAATTATTTAACAGAGGGTTTTTCCGCTCAAGACGTCTTTTATTATAATAGAAATTTTTCGAACTCTTTCTTCAAATTAGATTTTTATGACTCTCCTGATGAAAAACAACAAATAAATTATTTGACAACAATTATCCCAACTCAACAAGGTCTCAAAATACCTGTTCAAATGCAAAGACAGGTTGTTCAAATCAACAGACCAAAGTTTGTTTTGGATTATGTTGGAGATAAAGAGGGGTTTTTTATCTATTGGTTGAAAAAAAGAAACTTTTTGGATATCACGAAGTTTTATATGACCGCAAAATTTTATAATGCAGAAATAGGTGCATTCGTAAGGATGATGAATCAACCACAATCTTCACTCCCGAATACCGAATATACATTCAATACTCTGACAAACTTCTATTACATACTAAATTTAGATTACCCCAAACAAACTTATACAATTACCACTACAACTGGTGTTAGACTTGGTGACCCGGCAAATCCGATAAAATGGTATGAATATGTTAATCCACCAAGATGAATAATAATTTTTACAATATTATTATTTCACCCGAAACCATTCTCGGAGACCTATCAAAAGTAAATTATAGAGGGAACGAGTTTGGTGTTTATTCTGCCATGACTCAAGTCCTTAGTGGTAGTACAGGAGGAACGTCTACATTGACTGGACTAACGGTTCCCATTCTTCTGACCCAAACTGCAATAGATGCTGGTTATTACGACCCGTTCGATGGTGCGGTTTTACAAAAAGATGTGGTTGCCAATTTTTTATTTTCAGCAACAACTGGTTCACCTTACACTTATTACGTTTATAACACCTCAAACGACTTTGCCAAATTTTTAGATTTATCTGTTTATACTATTACATGGGGAGACAATTCACCAATACAAATTGTGAACAATTTTTCTCCGAACTTTATTTCTCACACTTATCCATCGGGGTCCAATCAATATACTATAACCTTAAGACAGGATAACCCTTGGGGAACAACACTTGTAGAAAAGAAAATTGTAACACCTTTTACAAACATTGTTGCTCCTAATCCAAATGGAACCGCATTTTTTATACCGAGAGGGGGGAATTGGTCTGGTACACCGATAAGTTACAATTATATTTTTTCGGGTGATGCAGTAAATCAAGTATCGGCACAGACAAGTAACAGATATACTACAGTCCCTTATACTGTTTCAGGTGAGACAAAATCAAGATTGAACGAGCTTCAACTTTATGGTCCGAACAAATTTCAACTTTTTACACCTGTTATTCAAAATGCTCAAGTTTGGGGAAATATATTTGTTACCGCTTCTACCTACACAGGATATACAGTTCAAGGTATTGATTACTATGATTACATAGATGGTACAACTGTGTTTTTTGGAAAGTCTTCAGGTTTCACAGACCAAAACCTAACGGCTGTTCCAATAACAAAAAACGAAACATTAATTAAGGTTATGGACCAACCACAGATACAGACAGATGTTTTTGTGGAAAGAGGTAAAAACAGTGCCTATGAGAGAGTTCAGAGGTTGGGAGAAGTGGACAACTTGGGTGATATGATAAATTATGGATACGGGTTCTTTAATGTTGAAAATAAAACAAACGGAGTTTGAAAAAACTAAATTAACTATTTATAAAAAAACTATAAAATGGCTATAGGTTCATACGGTACAATTAGACCAAGTGATGTTTCCCCACAGGATGTGGAGATACTGATGGTTTATACGCCATCAAGAGATGTCACTAATGATTTTGTATTAACACGATTGGATGCTCCAACAATTCTCAGACCTTATTTCAATAATACTGAGACTGGTGGAAATAATGGTGTAGAAGTTTTGGGAGGACTATATAATCTAACACTTCCCGCAGGTCAGTTCAACAATTTAGGATTTTACACTTTGTATATTAGACCTGCACAGATTAGAACAGTAATCACAGATTGTGGTGTATTGAGTGCACTGCCCAACGTAAAAGGGATTGTTATAGATTTGTCAAACGTACCTACACAATATCAAAACAATTTTGTTCAACAAGGACTTGTTGGATTTAGAGTTGAATATTTGAATCCTGATGGTTCAAAAATTCCGAATTTCTTCAGAGTTGTGACCTCTTCATTTTTTTGTGAACCTGTGGTTACAAATGAGGTTAATACAACACAAAAGGCAATAAGGTACAGATATGTTCAAGGAACATCAAATTTGCTTTTCTTAACCTTATCACCATCTTCATCTCCAACCAATAACCCAAATGCCACACCTTACATTGGACAACCTGACCAAGATATTATCATTTCAAATACATTTTTTAATCCAGTAACATTGGAAATTGAGATGGTTGAATATGACGTATCGAGCTTGGCAATTGCTCTTTATGGTAATCAGACCAAGTCTATTGATGATGGAATTTACACTATCTATGATGCTGAAAATAACATCTACAGACAATACAACTTGTATGAAATTAGAGACCAATTCAACGCTCTTCTTTATGAGGTTAGACAAAGTAGAGGTACAAATATTGATTTCAGTAAGAACTTTGCTTCAATAACAAGTTAATGGCGACAAGTAGAACAAAATATTTTTATCCCCCAAGACCTGGAAATGGTGCTGGGACCTTCTCTGACAATATAGTTGGTCTGCAAACTGTCAATGCGGGTGGTTTGACCTTAGGAACCTTTGATTTCACAAGTAATGTGACAGAGAAGGTGAACCGCAAGTTTAATGTCGGTGCTTTTTCTGAATTGATTTCATTAGAAGACTTAAATATTGAGGATATATTTGAGTCGAGAAGGATACAAGCAACAAACTTTAGAGTTTATCCTAACTACGATGTCTCACAAGTTCTCAATTTTTCTCTTTATGGTTCTTTGGCAAAGAGATTTGAAGTTTCTGTTACTAAAATCATCAATTATTTCCCAGCGGCACTAGAAGTTGTTGTTACGAACTTAGAGTTGGTAACAGGTGCAACTGCGATTAACATCTCGTACGACCAAATTGAAGATGAAACTTTCTTCGAAGTCAATCTTGATAGGTTAATCAATCCTTTTGATATAGATTATTCTGTAAGTGCCACAACAAATATTGAAGCGAGGGAGATTGTTCAATCATATCTCAGAAATTTGACGAATTCGTATTTGGATTATTGTATTGATATCAATGATGACATTTATCAAGTATCATCATTTATACCTTCAGATACATTAAGCTCAGGGATATTGGGTTTTTACGTTTCAGGTGCACCATTTGGAACAACCGCGACGACACTAACTCAAAATTTTTTGATTAGACCAAATGATTACATCGTTGATAAAGTTTTCACAGAAAATTTCGATGAAGTTGAAAAGTTTTTGACAAATAGATTAGTTGTTCCACCTTACACAGCCTTTTTCCAAGTACCACAACAAAATGTAGATGGTCAATTTTATACCGAATACAAACAAGTAACTTGGCCAAAAAACGGAAGTTGGAATTTGCTCATCAGAGGAATTGAGTTTGATAACTATTTGACCGAACTACAATCGATTGCGGAAAATTTGGACTCTTACAAAACCAATTTGGTTTCAAGGTTTCTCGTTTCAGATTCTTTGAAAGAATTTGATACGTTAAGTAGAAAGGCTGAAAAGATATTTCAAATTTACGGTAGAAGTTTCGACCAAATCAAACAATTTGCAGATGCTCTGGCATTTATGAACTCTGTGAATTACAATCCAGGTAATGATATCCCTTCACAACTTTTGGTTAACTTATCACAAACCTTAGGTTGGAGTTCAAACTTCTCTCCGATTACAGATGAGGACTTTTTGGATTCTATTTTTGGAACAACACCGAATCCAACTTATCCAGGATATGCCCGTTCTCTCACCCCAACAGAAATTAATTATGCTTTTTATAGAAATTTGATTTTGAACTCCGCATATCTTTTCAAATCCAAAGGAACAAGAAGGTCAATTGAATTTCTTTTAGGTTTAATCGGTGCACCACAATCTCTGATTGAATATAATGAACACATTTATCTTGCGGACCAAAGAATTAATATAGAAAGTTTCAATGCTCAATACGCACAAATTTCAGGTGGAACTTATGCAGTTGATACCCCCACTTATCTACCTGGAGCAACTTATAAAATCAAAGGTCAATTATTTTCAGCCTTTACCTCTTCATCAAGTTATGAACTGGTTTTTACCACACCACAAGATTACCCGATAGATGCGGAAGGGTATCCAAAAGCACCTGTAGATACTGAAACTTATTTCTTTGAAATAGGTGCGGGTTGGTATGAGGTAACACCTGACCATAGAAGTCCTGATGATGTTGTTGTAACAGGAGATGTATTCACGGGACAAAACTTTGATATACAAACTCAGCTTCAGCCTTTCACCTATGGACAAAAATACTTTGATAGGTTCAGAAATTTTCCATATATGGATTTGGGATACACGTTGAGGTATGTCGTGGATAACAATAAATCTTGGCTTGCTGATGATGACAAGATAAGGGTCTCAAGAAATGCAGATTACAATGCCTACTACTTCACACAGAACGAAAAATTAGTATTGAATGCCAAGAATATTGATTTGTTTTTAAATCCCGCTCAAGGACTTTTATATGATGTGTGGGTTCAATCAAGAAAACATGATTTTCCAATTCCTGAGTCAGGATTAACAATTGGTTATCCTGTCCCTGGTGGTGTTGATTCAACCTTTATAAATCCCGAGCCGAAGAAAAAAACATTTTTTGAATTCTCTCAGACTTTTTGGGAGAATATGATTAATGTAAGGAACAGACAATTTATTACTGACGGAAAAACAGGAGGATATCCAACTCTTCAATCAATTTGGTGGAAGTATATTCAACAATATCAGTTGGACGGTACCGTTAACAATCAATATACCTATCAAAAGTTAATTGATTACCTCAATGGAATAGGCCCTTATTGGATGAAGTTGGTAGAACAAATGATTCCTGCCACCACAATTTGGAACGGTGGTAATAAATTTGAAAATTCAATTTTACATAGACAAAAATTTGTTTACAGAAGACAAAGGGGTTGTGAATTGGTTCCAGTTGTGAAACCTGACTGCGAGGCTACGTCAGGTATCTTAGGGGGTACAAGTTCAAATCAATATTGGTCGATTTATATTTATCCTTGGCTTAATGGAAATCCAACTGTGTCGGATTTTAATGGTGTAATGCTTTCTGCTTTGAATACATTCCTAGCATCAAGAGGATTGAACTTGAACAATTGTGTAATAGATACCCTTCAGACCGAGTGGTATGTTGATTTAAGAATTGGTTCAACTATTTTGGTTCAAGAGATGTTTTTTCAAGGATTAGGTTCAACAGGTTACCCAAGCAATCAACAGTGGATAGATGCCTTAAATCAATACCTTCCTGAACTTTATACTCAGGGGTATAATTTTGTGGTAAGTGGAAATCAACTAACAATTACAAATTTGACCTCATCACCATTATACAACGGACAACAACTAACATTGAACGTTGGAATAAACTTTAATATCAACTGTAATTAATGTTTTTTATTGGTTATGAATTAAATGTAACAGGTGATTGTAGTTCACAAGGCGTAGGTATAATTAGTATTTTACCTTCAGGAGGAACGCCTCCTTATGTGGTAGAGTGGATTAATCCAGTCTTGCCACCAACTGAAACGATTTTAGGAACAAGTTTAGAAGAATCCTTAGAAGTACAAGCCGTTTCTCCGTCAGTAAGAACTGGTCTTTACCCTGGAATTTATCAAATCAACATCACTGACAGCGCACAACCTACCAACAACCAAATTTTAGTAAACGCATATGTTTCAAGTGGATTTTGTACTTCAATTCTTTCAGTAAGTGCAACTACATGTGGTTTAAATAATGGTTCTGTTACACCATCTGCAACAACAGCAGCTTCCGCAGTTCAATTTAATGTTTATAATACAGGAAATACTCTTGTTGATTTCATTGATACACAAAATGGAGAATTTCAAATAGGTGATTTAAGTGGTGGTACATATTATATTGTTGCAATTGATAGTGGAGGATGTTCAGCTAGAACATCTAATTTCATAGTTTTAGACTCCTCACCACTCGATTTTGGTTTTTACACTGTGCCAAACTCCGCATGTTTACCAACAGGGGAGGCAATCGGTAAAATATATGTTACGGGTCAAACGGGAACTCCCCCTTACACATATCTTTGGAGTAATAATGCTACAGGAAGCACAATAACCGGTCTTACAACTGGAGTTTACTCTTGTACCGTTACAGATTCGAATGGTTGTTCTACAACGAAAAACACTGAGGTAACCAATGTACCCACTTTGGGTCTTATATATTTCAGTGCATACACACCCACTTGTTTTGAGGCAAACGGTGCTTTAGAAATTTTCATCTCAGGAGGAACTGCACCGTATTATTATTCTGCAAGTACAGGAAATGTAGATATAAGTTACGCACAAAATTTTACAATCTCGAATATACCCTCAGGTGATTATGGTTTCGTTGTAACAGACGCAGGTTTATGTCAACTATATGCTGCAAGTAATTTACAGGCGCCTAATTCAATCGGTTCCATATCAATAAATGCCACGAATTCTACTTGTTCCTCAACAAATGGTTCCATCGCAGTAAATGTTGGTCAAGGTACACCTCCATTTACTTATACATTGGTTTATCCTGATAGTTCGAACGATTCTATAACAATCAGTCTCCCTAATTATAGCTTCACTAATTTGTATCAGGGCTCATATACAGTTTTAGTTGAAGATGATAGTTCGTGTGTATTTTCTCAAGTCGTAAATATTTTTACTTCAAATCTCTTTGAAATTTTTACTTCAACAACAGGTTCAACTTGTGGGTTGAACAATGGTTCAATTTATGTTGAGATGACGACGGGTGGAACTGCACCTTTCACGTATTCCATCGATGACGTTAATGTTGTCCCTAATTCAAGTTTGACAAGTTATACATATTCTAATGTATCACAGGGTTCTCACGTAGTTTCTGTCACCGATGCTAACGGGTGTCAACAACCTCAAACAGTATTTGTGAATGGAACTCCACAAATGGAGTTTAGTTTATTTGCAGTTGGATGTGGTAATGGCTCAGAGGGTTCTATAACTGCACTAATATCTTCAGGAACTCCACCTTTTGTTTATACGTGGTCGAATAATGTTGCTGGTAATCCCCAATCAATAACCGCAAACAATCTTACAGGTGGAACATATAATTTAACAATCACGGATGCCAACGGATGTAGTTTAGAAAGAAGCACCACAATATCATGTTCTGCAGTCAATTCAGGTTACGTACCTTTTGAGGTTGGAACTGAGGAATTAGTTGTTACTGTGGAAAGTGAAATGGGAATGTTAGAAATGCTCAATGATGGGTTCCAAGATTTAACAAACGGAAATCCAAATTGTATTCTAAACTCTGCAACATTCATTGCTTCAGTTTCAGTTACACCTGTTGGTTTGTATTTACAAGATGTTTTCTATTCAGGGTCAACACTTGTCGATGTTCCTGCTTCTAACTTGTGGTATTCGGCTGTTGAAAATTTACTGATAGCCGTTCCTGGAGTACAGAGTGTAAACATCAATCCTCTCACAAATCAAATTACAATTACGAAGAGTCCAACCAATCCATATCTGAGTGGACAAATCATAAACATTTCAATTGCTATTGAATACGATATAAGTTGTTAAAATGGTACAAGTAAGATTAGATTTTATTTCGGGTGCCTCATATCCAGTTTCAGTGTTCATAGCAGATGTTTATGGAAACAATCAATCCCTTTTGGGAACAATTAACGCTGGTCCTGTACCTCCTGAAATATCCTACAATTCCGTCATTCCTCCAATTTTTCAAACTGCACCTCAAATCATGTTGATATTGAGAGATTCGGCGGGTTGTGAAATTTTCAAAATATTGGATTGTACATTCGGATGCGCATTTAATATCACCGTTAGTTTGGTGGATTGTATTGTTAATATTTCAATCCAAGGGGCAGTTTGCACGATTGATGGTTGTGATACTTATCCAACCTAATTTTTTTTCAAATTTTATTTCACTAAACTAAGTCATTCGGGTATTTATAAAATAAAAAAAAGACCCGATGTCCCTTCAATCAATTTTTGTTGTCAATACTGCACCCGGTTGTGATAATTTCATTCAACAACAAATCTCTGCGGACACTTGTAATTCGTATATAATTAGAATTACCCCTAATACAAATGCGTTAGGTCCTTTTGATGTTTATGTAAGTACCTATCCCGACCCGTTATCTGCAGCAACACTTTATTATTCTGCACAAACACGTACGCAAATGTTGAACGGAGTTGTAGTTCAACTCGGTCCTTGTGTTACTCCTACGCCAACACCAACTCCAACATCTACACCTCCACCTTCAACTCCAACACAAACGCCAACAAACACCGCCACTCCTTCAGAAACTCCTACAAATACACCAACACCTTCTTTCACACCAACTTCATCTGAAACCCCAACACCTACACCAACGTTTACAAGTACACCAACTAACACTCCAACTTATACTCCATCAGAGACACCAACTGAAACACCAACGCCAACAAACACAGAAACTCCTACTGAAACGCCAACAAATACACCGACAACAACTGAAACACCGACTCAAACACCTACACCTTCACCATCTCCATCACCAAGTGTTTTTGAGATTTTAATTATGGACCAAAATGGTAATGTAATTATTACCCAAGATGGTAATCCATTGATTTTACAAGAGGATGCGACAGGGTATTTAGTGAGTTCAGGTGAAACATCTCAACCAATTTGTATTGACCCGCAAACATTGACTCAAACAATATACTCCCCAACAAATGATTGGAGTATTGTTTTAAGATTCTTCAGTGATAGTGGTCTGAATACTCCATTTAACGGAAACAACTATTGGTACACTAATAGTACAGATTCTCAAACAGGTTATTGGCAAATTGGAACAGACGGTTTTGTGATTGGATATTTATGGGACCCTTGTTAAAAATAAAATGAAAAAAGTAAAGATTAAAAATATTTATTAGCTATGGCAAATGTAAGAATAACCGATTTAAGTATTGCACTTTCAGCCGCCCCCAGCGATGTGCTCTATATTGTAACGAACTACGAGCAAGGTAGTCCAACTTTAACCGGGGATTCTCAACAGATAGCATTTTCTGCTTTGACAGACAGTATCACCGGGGGTACTAGTGGTTCGTCTGGAACAAGTGGAACATCTGGTTCATCAGGAATTGATGGTACTTCTGGTACTAACGGTTCTTCTGGTATTGATGGTACATCAGGAACGTCTGGCTCATCAGGAACGTCTGGCTCATCAGGAGTTGATGGTACTTCGGGTACTAACGGCTCTTCTGGTGTTGATGGAACATCGGGTACTAACGGCTCTTCTGGTGTTGATGGTACATCGGGAACGAGTGGCTCATCAGGAATTGATGGAACATCAGGAACGTCTGGTTCATCAGGAATTGATGGAACATCAGGAACGTCTGGCTCATCAGGAACTGATGGTACTTCTGGTACTAACGGCTCTTCTGGTGTTGATGGAACATCGGGTACTAACGGCTCTTCTGGTATTGATGGCACATCGGGAACGTCTGGTTCATCAGGAATTGATGGAACATCAGGAACGTCTGGCTCATCAGGAATTGATGGAACATCAGGAACGTCTGGCTCATCAGGAGTTGATGGTACTTCGGGTTCTTCAGGAGTGGATGGAACATCAGGAACAAGTGGTACATCGGGGACATCAGGAACAAGCGGTTCATCAGGAACAAGTGGATTGAGTGGTGTTAATGGAACAAGCGGTACCTCAGGTTCAAGTGGAACACAAGGAACTAGCGGTTCATCTGGTACAAGTGGTTCTTCAGGAACAGATGGTACATCAGGAACAAGCGGTTCATCTGGTACAAGTGGTTCTTCAGGAACAGACGGAACAAGTGGAACGTCAGGTTCAAGTGGAACAGACGGAACAAGCGGAACATCAGGTTCAAGCGGTACAGACGGAACATCTGGTTCATCAGGTACAGACGGAACAAGTGGTACTTCAGGAAGTTCAGGTACAGACGGAACAAGTGGTACTTCAGGAAGTTCAGGTACAGACGGAACGAGCGGAACATCAGGCTCAAGTGGTACAGATGGCACAAGCGGTACATCAGGTTCAAGTGGTACAGATGGCACAAGCGGTACATCAGGTTCATCTGGAACAGATGGTAGTTCGGGAACATCTGGTTCATCAGGAACAGATGGCACATCAGGAACAAGTGGTTCTTCAGGAACAGACGGAACAAGCGGAACATCAGGTTCAAGTGGTACAGATGGCACAAGCGGTACATCAGGTTCATCTGGAACAGATGGTAGTTCGGGAACATCTGGTTCATCAGGAACAGATGGCACATCAGGAACAAGTGGTTCTTCAGGAACAGACGGAACAAGCGGAACATCAGGTTCAAGTGGGACAGATGGTACATCAGGAACAAGTGGAACATCTGGTTCATCAGGCACAGACGGAACATCAGGTTCAAGTGGTACGGATGGTACTTCAGGAACTTCTGGTTCATCAGGAACGTCGGGTTCTTCGGGAACTGACGGAACTTCAGGTACAAGTGGCTCTTCAGGAACAGATGGCACAAGCGGTACATCAGGCTCATCAGGAACAGACGGAACAAGCGGAACTTCAGGTTCAAGTGGAACAGACGGAACAAGCGGAACATCAGGTTCAAGTGGGACAGATGGTACTTCAGGAACAAGTGGTTCTTCAGGAACTGACGGTACAAGTGGTACGTCAGGTTCTTCAGGAACAGATGGCACATCAGGAACATCGGGTTCTTCAGGAACAAGCGGTACAGATGGTACATCAGGTACAAGTGGTTCTTCTGGAACTAGTGGAACATCAGGTTCAAGTGGAACAGACGGTACTTCGGGTACAAGTGGTTCATCAGGAACAGATGGTACTTCAGGTACATCAGGAACAAGCGGTTCGTCAGGAACTAGCGGTACAGATGGTACATCAGGTACAAGTGGTTCTTCTGGAACTAGCGGTACAGACGGCACTTCAGGAACATCAGGTTCATCAGGTACAAGCGGAACAGATGGTACTTCAGGTACAAGCGGTTCATCAGGAACAAGCGGAACAGATGGTACATCAGGAACATCAGGTTCATCAGGTACATCCGGAACTGACGGAACATCAGGAACATCAGGTACTTCAGGGTCATCAGGAACAAGCGGTACAGATGGTACTTCAGGAACATCTGGAACAAGCGGTTCTTCAGGTACTTCAGGTACAGACGGCACTTCAGGAACAAGTGGTACATCAGGAACAACTGGCACATCGGGAACAAGTGGTACATCAGGTACAAGTGGTACATCAGGTACAAGTGGAACATCAGGAACTACTGGAACTAGTGGTAGTTCAGGAACAAGTGGTACAGACGGTACATCAGGAACTAGTGGTACATCAGGTACAACTGGCACATCAGGAACAAGTGGAACTTCAGGTACTAGTGGAACTTCAGGAACTACTGGAACAAGTGGTACATCAGGTACAACTGGCACATCAGGAACAAGTGGTACATCAGGAACAACTGGCACATCGGGAACAAGTGGTACATCTGGTACAACTGGCACATCGGGAACAAGTGGTACATCAGGTACAAGTGGTACATCAGGTACAAGTGGAACATCAGGAACTACTGGAACTAGTGGTAGTTCAGGAACAAGTGGTACAGACGGTACATCAGGAA